TCATTTTAAATTCTCTACTTTTCTTAAGTGGGACGTATTTGGGACACAAGTGCCAAAAATACTGTCTATTTGCTTTGCATGTTCAGTTAAATGATTAGGCGCTAGGTGAGCATACCTTCTAACCATATCAACTGATTCCCATCCGCCCATTTCTTGTAATACTGAAAGCGGAACTCCGGACTGAATTAACCAGCTCGCCCATGTGTGGCGCAGATCATGAAAACGGAAGTTTTCTATTCCTGCTCTTTTTAACGCGGCTCTCCATGCTGTGTTAGAATCAACTCGCATTTTCCTAACACTTGGCGTTAATGTTCCGTCTGGTCTCTTCTTTGATTCAGTATGAACAAATACCCATTTGTAATGGTTTCCTATTTGCTCCTTAAGAACCTGACAAGCAGTGTCATTTAAAGCAACACCAATTGCTTGGCCTGATTTGCTATCCTCTGGGTTTATCCATGCAACTTTCCTTTGCATATCAATTTGACTCCACTCTAAATTGATAATATTGGATCGCCTTAATCCAGTGGCCAATGCAAATGTAACTACGGATTTCAGTGGTTCAGGGCATTCTTGAATCAGTCTTTTAGCTTCATGATGTTCTAACCACCGAACCCGCTTTTCTCTGATTGTTGGAACTTTGATAACGGGAGATTTTTCTAACCATTTCCAGTCACGTTCAGCAGCTCTTAACAGAGATTTCATGATGGCGAGATGCTTTGCTTTGGTTGCGTTACTGACAGGGACATCAGTAAATGCAGGGATTTCCTTTCCCTTTCTTTTGGCTGATTCCGCTTGTTTTTCCCATCTCTCCCTTGCTTTTCTGTTTACCATCTTATTGATAACGGAATATATTTTTGCTTCTGTAATATCCTTAAGTCGGTAACCTTCAAAGTGATCTAACCAAAAAGAAAGCCGACCTTTATCGTCATCCAGTGATTTTTTGTCTGCTTTCTCTTCAATCCATCGAACTATAGCCTCTTCGAAAGTAACATCAGGAAAGTCACCAAGACGTTCTATGCGCCATAACTCGACCTTTCTTGTGTCGTGCAACTCCTGCGCGAGCTTCTTGTCCTCTGTGCCAAGAGATTCCTTGATTCTTTTACCGCTTGGCGTCGTGTAGTTTCCGTACCATATTTTACCTCTTCTGAATAAAGACATGATTTTCCCTCTCGTGTCTCACCAGCGTTCACTGGTATATTGTGAATTGATTTATTAGCCGCCGCAATACACGCAGCTCTCGTAAATAGGTATGGCGAGTTTTTCTTTGATGGATCCTTTCTTGTGTATGCAATCAATCCTAGCTTGCACCAACGAGAGAGTGTGTCTTCTGATATACCAATATATGCGGCAGCTTCTTTTCTTGGCATGGTCATCCCTTCCATTTTACCCTCCTATCCATTCTTCCTTTTATACTGTTCATGATCATCACCGCACTCTTTACTGCAGTATGCGCTATTAGGTGCGACTGGTTCTTCGTGACACCAGATACACATTCCGCTATATGATTTTATTGTTGCCTTGCGATTTGATAATGACACTTGAATATATAATTCGTTTGTTTCATTTGCTGAGTCGATAATGTCCATAATTACGCTAGCCCTATTTCAATTAAATAAATTAGTAAACATAGTGCTATTAACCCTGAGAATTCAGTAAATGTCATAATTCACCTATGCTATTTTCCATTCATTTAATATTTTACTTCCAATATTTAATAAATAATTTCTATTTACAGTATTGATTATTCTGCGAGGAGTTATATAAGGTCGCCATATTAAAAACATAGAACCTTTATTATTTCCGCTAACTGGCTTTTTTGTTTCTGCATTAATAAAAGATATTCGACCTCCTGTAATTAATCTTACTTCATCAACTGTTTCTAATGCTGATTCATACCAACCCACAGAAGTATCAGAAGGAACTAACATAACAACAGGCTGTAATTGCTTTTTACATTGCTCAGCGGCTTTATTTACCCATGGCTGAATATCTGAATAGGGCGGATTCACCCAAATAGCCCCGTAGCTTTCCCAATCACAATTTAACGAGTCGTCTTTTTCGGTGAGGTAATGAGAACAGAGAGCATTATTTTTATCGGCAGCGGCATCTAAATAGAAACCAAATTCAGCGTCCAGTGCTGTGAATAAAGGTAGGGGAGTTTGCCATCTATCACGCAATTCCTTTGGTGTGTGGCTACCTCCGTAGTCAGCCTTCATTCTCCGCATCCTTCATTAATAGAAATAATTCCATAGCGGCGCGTAGTGGGTTTTTATTTACTGAGATAAAGTCATAATCAAGGCAATCAGACGTCCATTCATTAGAATAGTACATTGGTGATAACCCTATTTTATTCTCAATAATAATCGGCATGGCATCGGCTGGATTGTTGCAGGGGTCGAATACTTGATATTTACCTTTGATATTATAAGTAATAACGCCGTTAGGTAAGAATCTAAAATATTTATGCTTTATTTTTGCTTTGTGAAATACAGCTTTATTAATATCAAAGTCAGAGAGTTCGGTGTATTTATTCACTTTCTAATATCTCCTCTATCATGAGCTTAATATTAACTAAATCCTGCTTTGTTATTGATATATCCCACGATGGAGATTTTAAATTAAATTTATCTTTTATTGTCGGTTCAATTTCAAAACTTTCTTCTTCGTACCCTTGTAAGCTCACACTATATTTATCTTTCATTCCATACCTCACCACAAACCACCTCAATATTCCTCACTGACATTAAATATTCAGCACGTTTATTGCATTCCGATTGCGTGTATATATCGTCCGTTACAGGCACAGCAGAACCCTGTATTAGCATGAGTAATACATATCCGATTATTTGCATGGTTATTTATTTAGAATATTTAATTAGAATTTCTTTAATCCAATTTTCAGCTTCATCATTGCATGACAAAACACTATCCATCATTAATTCAATATCTATTGATTCGTTTGCAACGAGAGACAATGTATTCATAAACATTGCGAACTGGCATACGTCACATTCAATAAAGTTTGCTTTATATGAGCTAATTAAATGATTGCGAGCATATAGAACACCTAATTTCATTTGTTCTCTATTGTATTTATCCATCACTCCACCTTTTAATGTGATTCATTACAAATTTAGTAACTTTCCGTATTTGTCGCTTTGTTGGTTTTACTGCAAACTTCTTTTCAGCTAAAAGCTCACAACCATCAATAGAGACTTTAACGATGCAAAGTGAGAAGTGACTTTCTTTAATGGTTGCTCTTTCTGCTGACATATAATAAATCGGCTTTTCAATCATATTCATTCCTCTTATTGCATCCCTGCGAGTTAAATTAGAATTGCTTTCCGCCTTCCTTTGCGCGGTTTTCACGTTGATGGTCTGCTCGATGCTTGTTGTATTCGAGCTTTTCAGTAATAGCGCTTTCAATGTCATAACCAAAGGCTCCGGCATAATCCAAAATACGAATAACAGCATCAGCAAGTTCAACCTCTGCCATTTTTCGATGCGGTAAGTGATCATCCATTAAATTTTTGCGCTCTCCCTCCATTGCCTCGCTGATTTCTGAATGAATCAGGCAGAGTAAGGTTCCTTTCTCGCGTGGATTATCCCACCATCCAGCATCTTTATTTTGTTGATGAATTTGTTGCTGTAATTGTTTAATAGTCATATCTATCTCCTGTTTGCATCCTTGCACTGAGTCCGTGAGTTGAATTACATGATTAAAACGCCATTCCTTAGCGTGATATCATCAGGTGTAACGCCTAGCTTTTTTGCTACTTCGTGTTTAAGTGAGATGTATTTCAGCATGAAATTAGGGTCGTTAATTTCTTCTACACTTACCTCTTTTCCAATAAAACTAAATCTACCACTGAAATATGACCCGTGTTGCGTGTAGTCGTCATTCAGTAAATCTTCGATTATCTCTTCATCAATAGTCACTCTATCCATATCAGTACCAACAATTAACTTTGGTTCGTAATCAATACTCATGGTTATATCCTTTGGTTAAATCACATAAATAGCGTGGCGTGGGTAGGGGAGTCCGATAGGGGCGAAAGGTATAGGATCATCCCAATCTTGAGGCGGCCCACTTTGCGGCGCTTGATTACTCGATGCTTGTTTTGGTGCTTGCGGTTGCTGAGGTTGACCCCATCCTTGAGACTGTGGCTTCTGGCTTCCTGCCTGATTACCACCGTTACCGCCAAAATCCAATTGGTTAACGATAATTACTGGAGCTGATTTCTTCTCGCCACTCTGGCTTGTCCATTCTTCCATGACGAACTCACCAGTAACCGTAACCTTTGTTCCTTTGGTTAAGTATTCAGGTAGCTTTTCAGCTTTAGAGCCAAACATCTTACAGATAACCCAAGATACTTTTTCGTGTTCTCCGTAACCTTGTTTCACTGGCAAACTAAAAGATGCAACCGCTTTACCATTTGGCGTCCATCGCTGTTCGCAATCTTTACCTAAGTTTCCACTTGCCGTTATTGTGTTAATTGCCATTACTACCTACCTCCTCATATTCTCCTTCAAAAATAGTTGCATTCTCTTGGTCTACATTAGCCTCTGCTTTTTCGTCTAAAATGACCGCTTTCTGCATTTCGATAGAGACGGGTAGGTATTTAAATAAGCGACGGATAACGGTTTTCTTCGCCATTTCTTCCCAGTGAGAGACCCAAGGCCCATTTTGACCAGCCTTGCTTGATGCTCTGACTTTCTCAATTTGGTTATGCGTCATAACTTCAAACTGGACACCGCCATCTTTCAACCTTGCGACAGCGTAAACGTGTGTAATGGGCGAGTCCTCATTTTCACCCGGTACGTGCGTTAAGTTTTCATTCAACCCATACTCAAAGTGAAAGCTATCGCCTTGCCTTACCGTTCTGGCTGATATGCTGATTATTTGATTTGAGCGACGGGCTAAATCAATCATTCCACGGTAGCCAATGATTAGCTGCACATTCGATTGACCTGACTTTGCTTTACCATTGCCGAATGGAAGTAGGTAAGCATGGCCTAAGGCATTACCGGGCTCTAATCCTAGCTGTGAACACTGCACAACAGCACCGATAAAACTCTGCATGTCGCAATTTGCAAGTGCTGGAGTTTTGCGAATCTCCGTTGTCACAATCCGTATCATGCGATCTGGTGTCATGTGACGAGGAAGGGCGGCCGCTAGCTGAGCTTTCATGCTTGGTTTATTGATAAACTCAACCAACATCTGATCTTTGGTTTTTTCTTTTACCTCTGTACCTTGTGTTTTTTGTAAGTCAGCTTGAGCTAATGGTGGGTTACTCATTCCTTAATTCCTTAGCCCAATAGGGCAGTGATAATGTTCGTATACCTGCCCATTCATCCGTTTTTAGGCATTCTGCATACGTTCTTAAATTTTGTTTGTAGGTTGTTCGACCAATATCTTTTGCTTGTTGGTCTAAATTGAAAACTCTAACGGGGTATCTACCGCAGTCGATAGTCGTACTAACAACGAGAAAGACAAATACAGGGGATTCGCCTGTTAATGATTTATATCCATCAGAATAAAAAGAGTCCTGTACGTGATATCGATATTCGTACATGGAGCGATCGAATCGCTGAATGTCAGCAGAGCTTTTTACATCAACAATCCAGTGGTGCTCTTGAATGAGTTTATCTGGCCGGCAACGACAAAGAATGTCCGTATCTTCATCATTCCAATAAATACTACTTTCAGCTACTCCGTTAGCTTCTAAGCACCATCTTGCGATAGGGTGCGCCATTGCACTATCTCTCATGAGCATCAACTTCCTGTTATCGTCATAAGTAATAGGTGTGATACCTTCCTTTTCACACATTTCGAGAAATTCCTTTTCTTCTTGCTTCCCTGCGTTTGTTCTACGATTTACATCAGGGCCTATCTTGTATCGCTTACTGTATTCATCTGGTTCTAGCAAAAGGCAATGGATAGCAGTCCCGAAATCCAATGCCTTTATTTTTTCTTCATCAACAGGGGCTTTCTTGCTCCAAATATATTCGGCCGGCATTTCGCTTATTAAATCCAACTGAGATTTACTGATCCCTAATCCATGGTGATAGTCCTCATTTGAAATGTTGTAATAGATACCATCTTTCACCCTAAAACCTCTTTATCTATCCCAATCTGTATCGCTGTTCTAATTCCGTCTAAAACCGCATCCAGCGCTTGGGGGCTAATTTCAAATACCGGATTTAACTTCCTTGCTAAATCCATACACAGCAGTTCTTCTGGTAGGCTATCCATAACCTCATCAACTGATATTTTCTCTTCCTGAGAATTAACAAACGCTTGTTTTTCCATTTGGCGTTCGTACCAGTCGTTCCTGAGTCCGTAGGTGTTGGCAATCATTCAACCTCCTTAAGAAAAGAGATCCAGTGCGTCTTATCATTTTTTCCTACACGTTGCACTACAGTTGGCTTTTGATCTGTTAGTGCTAAAATTTGCCTAGTTGGAATTTGGGTTTCATTCCACTTGAACAGCAATGTCCCTCCAGGTCTGAGCACACGAAATGCTTCACTAAATCCTTTTGATAAATCGTCTTTCCATGATTCTTTATTTAATCGTCCGTACTTTTTAAACATCCATGCGTTGTGGCCAACTCTAATTAAATGAGGCGGGTCGAATATAACTTGATAAAACGAGCCGTCAGGGAAGGGGAGGTTTTTAAAATCAGCGATAATGTCTGGTGTGATATTTAACTTCCTGCCATCACATAAAATATGTTTCTCTGCGCGGATGTCGCTGTAAATTGCTCGGTTATCTTCCTTGTCAAACCAGAACATGCGACTACCACAGCACATATCTAGAATCTGAGTCACGCAACCCTCCTTAGCAGAGCCAGCTTAGAAATAGGGGCATCCTTGCTTGCTTCATTGACAATCCTGTCAATTTCTTCCTTATCAAACTGCATAATCCATTGCAGGGCTTCCACTGGGTCAATTTCCGTTAATTTAGCCAGCTCACTGAAACTTCCTGCCTCAATACTGAGCTTGCTACTTTCGTCAAATTCCATGACTGTTTTACCGTCTACTACTCGAGTTCCATTCGAGTAGCTGTATGAAATTTGCATAATCACCTCAACTTACAAATGTCGGTATTACGCCAACGGTTGTTACAATGACCACGGCTAAACTGAATAACCATGGGTTTGTACGCTTATTTTTACGTGCTTGAGGCGTAGTGATACGCACCGCCATGCAATCACGCATAGCGCTGTAATAGTTAGTTTTCATTGTTACCTCGCTAGGTGAGCGATAGGGTGGTTATCTGGTGTTGGTGCGGTGGGTATTAGTAGTTCATTGTCATGTGGGGGGATTTTATTACTAGCAACTAACTTAATAAATTCAGTTGCTAATTTTTCATCAAACCCGTGACTTACTAAGGTTTGTAAGGTTTCTTGGTTATACTTGCGACGATGCTCCTTGTCAGCCTGACGTTTAGCTTCTTCCTGACGCTTACGTTCTTCTTCTGCAAGAGATTTAATGTGCTCCAGCATCTGATTTACTTTTTCTGGTGCCGTAAACAAATCTAGCGCCGTAGCTTGTTCAATTACGACTAATTCATTTGCCATTCCTATGTTCCTTATGTGCGTATTCCTCACTATTAATAGCGATATGAATGATTAAGTGGTGGGTTACTGCTGACCTAGGGCTTTTGCGATTACAGCGTCAACGATGCCTAAATCGTCTTCATCATCTGGTTTATAGCTTGCAATTTTATTGCGAAGTCTGATTAACTGTTCTAATAACTCTGGTGCTGCTGCGATTAGATGGGCGTCTGCCTTCTGATTGGCTGTTGTGACATCTAAATAAACATCACCAATTGTCACGCCGTGAAAAGTTGTCATTATCTCATTGGCGTTTCTTACTGTATATTTCCAGGGCGCAGGCGTACCTTTAAATTCCATATCACCCCCTAGCCTTTAACATTGCATCTGCCATGCGGTAGGCTTCCTCAGAAATTTCATTCATAGAATAATCGCTAAATGCCTGCTCACCGAAATATGCAATCATTGGTTGCATAGCCTTAGCGGCTAGATAATCACGCAAACTCATGCCTGTGGTAGTGCCATGTAACTCTGTTGCTGGAACTGGAAAAGCCGCTCCACCTGTTTTATCTTCCATACTCCCTCCGTTATTAACTAAACACGATGCTATTTGGTTTCGCATTTCACGCCACAGAAAGGGCAGAATGAGAACGTAACAGGGAAATCCTGCTTTGTTAGGCGGGCTTTCGGCGTGCCGTCCTTTTTGATTTCTTGATAACTGGCGTTGTATTCAATGAAATAATTAACTGACATGATGCCGCCAGACATAAATAATCCTGATTGTTTCCAGCCAGAAGACTGTAGGCTTGCACCTTCTGGTAGTTTCGCTTTAATGCGACTTTCCATGTCATCGCCTAATTTCGTAAAGCAATCACACATATCTCTATCTCCTATCTATTAATCAACTCACCACAGTCCACAGAATGGACTGTAATTAGTTAACTGCGCCTGCTTTTAACCACGTCAGGCGAGGTGGTTCCTCACTTTCCACAGTCAAGGAAAATTGATATATTGGTTATTCCACAGTCAATATAAGGAATGATTTAAATGGCTATGTTTATAGTGAGAGTAGAATTACCTGATGCTAATTATTCAGACTATCAGGCTCTATATGATTTAATGGAAAGCTACGGATTTTCAAAGCAAATAACTGGTGATAATGGTGTAGTATACGATCTCCCTGATGCTGAATATTACTGCAATGGAGATTATGATATTGAAGCTGTAAGTAGCACAGCCTTCCAAGTAGCCCAATCAGTTAGAGCTAATGCTAAAGTTCTTGTAACTGAAACTGAAAGAATTAGATGGACGGGGCTTGTTTACTACTAAAGTCACAACCAATAGAACCACTACCACACATTTCAGGTTTTGGTTCTTCACTCTCCAAGGTAACAAATGCCCTTCTAACTCTATGACCTAATTCTAAAATATCATCACGAGTTAATTTAAAATTGCGTCGATAACTATCAACTAGCATGGCTGATAGAACCGCACGAGCCGATTCTTGAGATGCTTCTGTTAAATCTTCAAATTTCATCTTACTTCTCCTATCTCGCCGTTACCCCGAACTCACTGCTCGGCTTGCGTAGCCGTGGTTGCTTGGGTGTGTCTATGCTCTAGCCGTTACTTCTCCAGACTCTAATAATGTTCCTGACTTACGATATTTAGCTAAGTAAATACTAGAGTTCGGTAAGCAGGTATTATCTACTGAGTCATAAACTTTAGTACTGCGAATTGAAATTGCTTTTTCAACTCGGCTAATTGGTTTGCGTGTTAGTGATAAGGTAGGGCGCTTTGTTTCTACTTCTGGTTCGCCATGTATTGCAGCTTTTAACCTTTCAGTTAATGCGTACTCTTCCTGCAATGCCTTTCTGCGTTCCATTCTGCGTAATCTGGCGTTGTTGTAGCCGTGAAAGTTACACATAGTTTTCCCCTTACAGTTTGCTTTGGTGATTGGCGGTAGCGCACTTATCTACCATTCACGCTTAGCGGAGCGATAACCAATCCCAAAACATACTGTCTTTGGTTTGCGCTTTTTCAGCGCTATCTGTTAAAGAGCGAACATCCTGTTTATCTATGGCTCCTTGCCTTCGATGGATAGTATATTCACAAATTGTGATTTTAATGTCAACCACAAAACGTGTTTATTTGCTTGTGATTGAATTAACGTGATGATTTGAAATGGAAAATTTTTTATTTATAGACACGATTTGTGTCAGATATCACACTAGCGGGGAATTGCGGGCACAAAAAAGCCCTCGCGGGGAGGGCTGGAGATTAGTTTAAGTGATCTTTACTTGAAGGTGGGGTTTCGTCTAGGAGGTTTAGTGTTATTTGTTCAGATAAAGCCATTGGCTGTATATCAAGTAGTGACTTTATTTCTATGCCAAACTCTGCACTTTTACTAGAAACCTCTTTGTCTCCGCTCCAAATCTCATCAATATTATTGGCTTTAGCTATTGATATTATTTGTCTATCGTATCTAATTTTATTGGCAGTAGCATTAGAGTTTATTTCGCTTTTTATAAACTGCTTAAACTCATTTGGCGATGGTAGCAAAGAGCATTCTATGGCAGCTAACTCATCAAATGGTAGTATCTCAAAACAACTCATGCTCAATATTAATTGAGTATGTTTTTGCTTATTTTTTTCTCCTTCGATACCAAGGAGATATTCGGCTAATACAGGAGCAGGTAAAACCAATGTACCGCCGCTGCTTTCTATGTGGTCTAGTAAAGCTTGAGATCTTAGCTCGACATCATCAACAGCTGCGAACCCATTCGCACCAAGTAGATTATCTGTTGAAGAATTCTTTTTCATTAAACAGATAAGAATATTTGTATCTACTATTATTCTTTTCAACTGAAACTCCTGTATTTCAGTATCACTTCATCTTGATTGTCTATTTCATCCCATTTGTTCGCAGGGTCTTCGGACAAAACCTTTAGACCTTGCGATAAGCTGACGTCTTGAATTTCTGAAAAGTTTTCTATTTTCATGCTTTTTAGCTTCCAAACTCCGTCTCGCTTTTCATACTGTGCCGTTCCTATCACTCTTATTTTTTTAAAGATGTATCGACCTAGACGTACAGCATCAGCTTTTGTAGCGCTACACAAAAGGGTTTCACCAGCTGATCCTTTCAACCGAACTGACGCTGAATTTTGGTTTTTTGCAGCTATATGAAATAGCTCACCTTGGATTCTTGCGTTTTTCTTTGTTAAAAGTATTGGTTTATCTTCTAAATTTGGATTAATGGAATTAATTAACTCATTTTCATAATAAATTTCTGCTGAATAGTTATCTTTATTTAGCCTTTTAGCTAGTTTGCTACCTTCTAAGTTTTCTAAAATATTTGCACGAATAACATCTAATGACTGGGAATCTGTAGTGTAAGCGTTTATTTCAACGCTTCCTTCTTTCACGGATTCGAACCTTACATTTTTAGACATCCCATACAGAGCTGAAAGATCTACTAAATAACCAGCCAGTTCACCCATAGGGATATCACTAGGTTTGGTTCCATTGATTTTTAATTTTAATCTAAGTAGATCACTCATAAGAATTACTCATAATATAGATGCATTTACCAAAAATTATAGTTTCATAAATCAGTTTTATCAAAAAAAGTCAAGGTGAAGTATTAAAACCCACACCCTAAAACGTGTCGTCATCCAAAGAAGCAGCCACGGGCATCATCTTCAACGAGCCTAATGGCGTCAGAGAAACTACCTAGCATCATTTCATCGTAGTTGTGCCAGTTACTATTTTTATCCATCCAAAGCAGAGACCATGAATTCGAATATCCATTATGTGTGATTTTTGCTATAGGTTCTTCTACTCTGCCATCACTCCATATTAGTTGCCTAATTTCAAAGATAATTACTGAGTCGTCCTCGATGCGATACTGTAAATCTAATTCATCCCTTAGGTGTTCTGCTGGGCGACGCTTTTCCATGAAAAATTCCATACACCGTCTAATATTTGCTATCTCAATATTGCTAAACGCCATATTTCCTCCTAAAACGTGTCGTCAGGCCATTGTGACTTGATTACCTTACCTATGATTGTGCAGTTCCCGTTAATAGGGATCAGGTCATAGCGTGGGTTTAACGGCTCTAAATATGATATTCCACCTTCTCTAATCAATCGCTTGAATGTGAACTCATCATTCAGCAAGCGAGCGACGCAAAAATCTCCGAACTCAACTTCTTCCTCTGGATCAACCAAGATAAGCATTCCTTCAGGAAAACTTGGCTTTCCTCCTGGTGGCGCTGTCATTGATTGGCCTTCAACCTCTAACCAAAAAGCGCGCTCACTGGCTTTCTTAGCTGTAGGTATCCACGACACAGCATCTTTCTGAGTATATGAGTTAAATTCTGTTGAGAAAGCGCCAGCCTGTACCTTCGTGAATAGAGGGTACTCATAGTTACTAACAACCTGATCGCTTCTATCACCAAACATCAATTCCGCAGGTGAAACACCTAAAGCTTCGCTGATAACTAAAGCATCATCAGCACTTATCTTTCTTTCCCCAAGTTCATAATTTCCAATTCTAGAAGCCGCGGAATATCCGCACAGCTTTGCAAGTTGCGCTTGGCTTAATCCTCTAGATTCACGAATAGACTTCAGTCTTTCGCCGATAATTTCATTTATTTTTTTCATGCTTATCTTTTAACACAAAACGTGATGTAAGTATTTAAACGATTCGTGATTGACAGTTAATCACATATTGTGTGTAATAGGGGTTGTAGACATGGAGGATACACACAATGAATAACATCGCAGAACAGCGAAAAAAATTAGGAATTTCTCAGGCTGTTTTGGCTTCATCAATCGGATGGGGTCAATCTCGTATTGCAAACTACGAGCTAGGTATTAGAACGCCTAGCCTTAATGATTGTCGAGTAATCGTTGAGGCATTACAGAAACTTGGTGCGAAATGCTCACTAGATGACATTTTCCCACCAAAAGCAGCATAAGCACCACCTCGCTCTTTAACATCTCAGCGCTGAAAAAGCGCACATCAATACACACTCACAGGATCGTGAGCAACGGACTAACTGTATCTAAAAAGGACTATAGACTATGGAAAATGCAAAAAATATCAAAGTAGAGTGCTCATCAAACGAATTGATGACATTTTACATTCAACAAATGTATTCAATCGGTAATAACGGACTCGCTAAAGCGCTAGGAATACACCCATCAAAATCCAGTCGAGATAAAGCCAGAATATTCGATTTAGCTTGCCAGTTGGTGAGTAAGTTCGGATTACCCCCTGACTCTGTAAATATCAGCGATAAGCCAACGAAAGTTGTTCTTGAAGGTGACTATGCAGAAAGGGTTATTCAGGCTCTTGAAGGGAAGGGAAAGGTTAAAAGAAAAGCCCCAGAGACGGCAATCAATGAGGCTCAAATCAGTTTAAACATTTAATTTTATTTACCCATTAATACTGGACGAATAATCAGTATTAGTCAAGTAATTTGATTACTCATAGCTAAGCTCATTAATAAAAATTTAATGGGCTTTAATTTCATGAGGTTAAAAAAGAATATGGATAATTATGAGTATAACGTCAATATTTTAATGCCAAATTGTTATTTTGAACAAGATGAGAAATGGATTAAGGAAATGTTATTGAGGCTAAGGCCATCGATAAGAGCAAAGGTATCGGTTAAATATTCTGAAGTTTATCAAGAGCATTTCGACGATGAACCTATACCTTACAAAAAAATAAATGCTGGTAGAAAGGCTGCAAATACACGGTTAAGAAACTTTGTAAAAAACTACTCTTCCTACCTCGATGGATATGTTTCCGAACCGAGAGTTTTTCAACAAGGCACTGGCCAGAGAAACCAACCCTCTCAAGGTGTCGCCTGAATCACCGAATTTAATACAAACCTATGGCCTGTTCCTTGGAAAGTGTAGCAATGCTGATACAAGGCACTATTCATAAGTACATGATTTAAAAGCCAAAAAAAAGAAAATTCGAGTTCTAACTTGACCCCTATAAGGATAAGGAAGGGACAACTTGGAAATTTCTTAAAAATCAAATAGTTAAATGACATCAAAACGACAGGATCTGTCTCCTAAACGGACAAGTTCTGTCTCTTTTGCAAAAAATGGACTATCACAAAATGAGAATATGGTCAAGAGTTTTTTACGCACGAGAGTTTTACAAGCGTTTGTCAAAAGTATCCCCTACCGCCACTGAGCTATACGGGCTAATCACTGACAGTTGCGACTGGAAATATGGACGGTATGTAGCGACGAGGGCTGAGGTAGCTGAGATCCTCAACGTGAGCGAGAGAAGCATTCAGAGAGCCAACAAAGAGCTTGAGGCGGTAGGGTTAATCAAGTTTAAGCGTGGCATATACGCAATAAACCCAGAGTTTAACTGGGGGGGGAGGAGTTGGAATATATCGAAATCCTGTTACTACACGATGGACAGGAAAGGTGCTCAAGTTATTGATTTTAATGATGCAGCAGAAGCCATTAACTCAAAAAAACTTGAGGAAATAGCCCGAAAAACCTTGAGGGAGGTAAACGGGCGTAACGCAAAAAGGAATTAATCATGCTCAGTATAACGCCAAAAGCTAAGCAAGTCACTGCACTGGATATGCTCAGGAAGAACTGGAATCAACACCGAACGATGTTACTTTCTGCAAGTGTTGGATTTGGTAAAACCGCGATAGCCGCATTCGTGGCTGACGGTTTAGTTTCTAGGGGAATGAGGGTCATGTTTGTCGCCCCCTACACAGTGCTGATTGAACAGACTGCAACACGGTTTGTTGAGTACGGACTGCCAGTCGATGAGATTAGTTACTTGTGGCGCGACCACCCACTGTATGACCCCAGCAAGTTGATTCAAATTGCATCTGCAGACACGTTAATTCGCCGCAAATTCCCTGACAACATTGATTTACTCATCATCGATGAAGCCCACATGAAGCGAAAAAAAATACTCGAAATTATCCGAGATACGGATATTCGTGTAGTTGGGTTATCGGGGACACCCTTTGCTAGTTGGATGGGCGAATACTACGAAACATTGATTAAACCAACGACGATGAAGGAGTTAATCGAAATTGGTGATTTGAGTCCTTATGAATTTTACGCGCCAGATAATCCCGATGTTAGCGGTGTAAAAACATCAAAACTATCGGCATTTGGCAATGACTACAACGAGGAGCAGTTAGCCAAAATCATGGGCGATTCTGATTTAGTCGGGAATATCGTCAAATTTTGGTTAGAACATGGCGAGGACAGGCCAACAGTTTGCTTTTGCGTCAATGTCAGCCATGCAAACTACGTCACGATGGAATTTAACCGAGCGGGGATCAACGCTGAGGTGATGACCGCAGAGACGCCACACGATGAACGGCAGTTGATTATTAACCGTTTTGAGAGTGGGTCTACAAAAATCATCGTTAACGTTGGTGTTTTGGTTGCAGGGTTCGATAGTGACGTTCGCTGCATCATCTACGCGAGGCCAACAAAATCGGAAATCCGCTGGGTCCAGTGTCTTGGTAGGGGATTGAGAACAGCAAAAGGGAAAGACAAGTGTCTCATATTCGACCATTCAGGATCAGTTCACTTGTTGGGATTTCCTGATGAAATTGAATACGACGACCTGCAAAACAAAAACGATGGCATGAAAACCCAAAGCAGCTACCGAGATCAGGTCAAGGCAGAGAAAAAACCGAAGGAATGCCCATCTTGTAACTACATGAAGCCGGCAGGTGTTTACGTTTGCCCTAAATGTGGGTTTAAACCACTCGCTGGGGAAAATGTTCAAGTCGATGAAACGCGAGAACTCAAAAAACTGAAAGCAGGTGAACAGATATTTACCAAGGAGCAAAAACAAAGTTGGTGGTCACAAATCAAGTTTTATCAAAAACAGCGTGAGATATCAGGCAAGCCTATTTCTGATGGTTGGTGCGCCCACACGTACAAGAAAAAATTCGGGGTATGGCCTCGTGGATTACATGATACACCGCAAGAGATAACTCCCGAAGTTAGTAATTATATTCGTTCAAAAAATATCGCTTTTGCAAAGATGCAAGCGAAGAAAAATACAAAAGAGGTAAAACCGAAAACAGAGGCTGAAAAAATAGCATCAGCAAGGTCACACTTGGAAGATATACGGGAAAAGCTCAGCTTAGGAGGTAATCGTGAAGACGGTAGAGGCAGTAATAGGTCGATGGCCTGAGATATTTGAGTATTACAAATTACCGCCAATCACAGGGAAAAAACACTATCAAGGGGAATGCCCTATATGCGGAAAGAAAGGAAAATTCAGGATAGATAATAAAAACGGTAAGGGAACTTGGATATGCTCATGTGGTGCTGGTGATGGCTGGAAACTACTGGAACTTACCCAGCAAAAAGATTTTAGAGTTTTAGCAAGTGAGATAGATCGGTTAATCGGAAACAGTTATTCAGGCCAAGTAGTACCGCACGCAAAATCAGATGTAAAAGCCACTCGTTCAAAAGTTATCGCAAAGTTCGCTTCACTAATCCCACTTAAAGATACATCAGCTCATAGATATTTGATGAGCAGAGGGATCAACGTTTTACCATCTCAGCACGTCAGATACAGTAACACACAACAAAATGGATTTACTTCGCTCTGGTCAATTGCAACAGATGATCGTGGTGCTGGCTGTTATCTGCATAGGACGTTCTTAGAGGGCGAAAAAAAAGCAAACTTTGAAGGGAATAAACGACTTACCAAGTTACAGGAAGATAACTATTTAGATTTTGCTGGCTCTATCGCAATTCGAATGACCCCAGTAGCATCAACGCTGGGGATCGCCGAGGGGATAGAAACGGCGCTTTCTTGTCAGCAAGTCTACGGCTGTAACACATGGTCAACGTTAAATGCCAATTTCATGCGGAGATTTAGAGCGCCAAAAGGCGTTAAACATCTCATCATATTTGCAGACACGGACAGTAATGGCACAGGGCTAGCAGCTGCCTTTGAATGTGGCAATCGAAATATTCTAAGTAATAACGATGTTGAAAAAGTCAGCGTCCGATGGATTGACGGAACTGGCGATTTTAACGACATGCTAGTCAATGGGGCAAAAGTATTTCAACAAGAGTTGTGGCGCAAACAAGCAGCTTAACACGCAAGAGGATTTTTAGATGGAATATTTACGAGATATTTTAGGCACATTGTTTTTCATGCTAGTACCGATTACTGGATTTTTATCTGTTGCATTCCTGATGTATCACGAAAAATCAGGTTGGGGATGGTTACTTTTAGCAGTGGTTGCCATATCAGGAAGTTTAAAAATTAGTTATGGCGATTAAGCGAGGTGTTGAGTGATGAAAGGAACAACGCTAACAGAGTTGATGTGGATATACGCGGCAGAAAGAATGAGCCGCAAATTAAAATATGTGAAAAGTGGCAGAGGTAAAGTTGATTACAATAGAACGTTACATAAAACATATCGCAGCGAACGAGTCTTGTATCGCCTAATGAAATTAGATGCAGATGTGTTTTTTAAATCGATTAAATCCAGCCATCAGGAGGCATCTAATGCAGGGAACTAATTGGGTAAAGTGTTCCGATAAAATGCCGCCATTTAGAATACCGGTTTTGTGCTGTGATATTAATTCACCATCTGCCGGTGTGTTCATTGCTAATTACATAAGGGAATCTATGTTCGGGGGTAGAGCCAATTTAACTGGCATCTACCGTGGGAGTATGCAAGGAAACGTAACTCACTGGATGCCACTCCCACCAATGCCAGAGGGTGAATGATGGAATCACCACTTGCACGAATGATTAAGCAACAGGTGTTCGACGCCAACGTTGCACGTTTAGTTAAGCTCAACGATGAGCAATGGGATTTCATACTTAATGACCAAGATAAATGCGCATGGGCTGGCGGTAACTACTACGGTCACGATTATCATGAGTGGGAAATTCTTATAGCTCACGATATTAAATATGTTCAAACAGGATTGAGAGAGGCGCTGATATAGGAGGCTAACTTGGAAGCAGATTTTCTCTTCCACGAATCAACCAAAAATACCGCATGGCAACACCTCAAAGAAGTTCTAGCAACAAACCAACCACACCGAATCATTATTAAGCCTTGGAAAAACAAGCGTTCACTATCTCAGAATTCCACTTTTCATATGTGGTGCACAGAGATAAGCAAATACCTATGTAAGAACAACGCCAATTACACACCAGAAACCGTTAAGGAAATGCTTAAGCATACATTTCTAGGTTATGAGGTGGTCGATATGATTGACGTTACTACACAGCTTACAGAGCGCGTAAGGACACTTCGGAAAACATCAAAACTTGATACGGGTGAAATGTTCCACTTCATGGAGCAGGTCGAACGCTGGGCGGTAGGTATAGGTTGTTTCGTGACGATACCGAAAGAATCACAGTATATGAAACTCAAGGAGCAACAAGAGAGATGAAACTTAAAAATATTTTAGATGCCATGCAGTGCGGGGCTAACTGGTTATTTGGAATGTATCTTCGTCCATACCTTAAAGAGTGGGATGATTATCTAAATTACCTGATCGACGAATGCAGTATTGCTGATGAGCGTGATTGCGTAATCACATTTAATGATGGCGGTGAAAAAGTAGAGGTTTGGAAAGAGAATAAATACTACGCATATGGTAATCAACACAATGTTTCTGGCGGTGAGGCGTATGAGTTCAGACCGTCATTCAGAACGATGATTAAATTATCAAACCTAGTTGATAGTCGTGAGAAGAATCGAGTGAATTCTTTCGCCCAGAAGTTGAAACAGAAGGTAAAAAAATGAACTGCATGTCATGCAATAGACCGCTAACAGATGATGAAGTTTACGTGTGTGCCCAGTGTGCTGATGAATACGCTCATTTGGAAGTGATGGATAAAATCAAAGGAGAGGGAGATGCAGAAGCTAAGGCGACGGCGCTGTAAAATATGCCGAGAATGGTTTCACCCTAAATACAGCAATATTTGGTGGTGTTGTCCAGAACATGGAGCAGAACTGGCAATAAAGCGAAGAAACAAGGAGAAAGAAAAAGCATTAGCGAGACGTAAAAAGGAGCAAAGAGAAAAGGAAGTTAAAGCAAAAGACAAACTCAAAGCCCGCAAATTAGCAGTAAAACCCCTCTCATATTTCACCAAACAAGCACAAACCGCATTCAACGCATTTATCAGAGAAAGAGACAAGGATGAGCCTTGCATTAGTTGTGGTGAAACCAATCCTCCTGATCTTCACGGCGGTCAATGGGACTGTGGTCATTTTTTGTCTGTTGGTGCTCATCCTGAACTCCGATTTGAAGAGAGAAATGCATACAAACAATGTAAATCATGCAATGCGGGGGCGGGGAAATATTCACATAAAAATGCCACCGTTACTCAGAAATACGAGCTGCGGCTGGTTGAAAGGTTTGGACAGGAGTTGGTTGACTGGTTACGTGGCCCGCATGAGATACCACACTGGAAGCGAGAGGATTATATCCGAATCCGCGATGAGTACAGGGCCAAAGTGAAGGAACTGAAGAAAAAAGGAGACTTCGATGTGTAAGTGCAAAGTTGTCGGTTGTGACCGCCAAGCCATGTATAAGTCGCAGATGGTTTGCCAAATGCATTATTTCAGGATGATGAGAACAGGAAGCTACAAAAAGAAAGGTCGGTCGTTAAGAACTCATAATGCGAAGGGGTATCAGATGCTATATCTACCAGATCATCCATTAGCAATGAAGAACGGATATGCATATGAACACCGCGTCGTTATGCACCAGTTACATGGCGATAACCCAATGAATTGCAACAAGTGTGGGAAAGCGATTGATTGGAGTACGGTGCATGTAGACCACATCAATGAAGATGTTAAAGATAATTCGCCAGAAAATCTTAGGTTCTTATGTAACGGATGTAATGTGATGAGAACTAGAAAGCATCAGAAAGAACACACCAAGAAAATGAGAGTGGGTATTACATGTAATGGAATAACGTTGACGGCAACAGAGTGGAGCAGAATGCCCAATGTTAAAGTTTCAAGAGGAACAATTTCCAGAAGAATAAAAAATGGCTCTTCACCGTATGACGCTATTTATGGAGAAAAAGAGACGCACATATCAACTCTCCCTAAAAGTGGTTACACCCCTAAATATAAAAATACCCACGTTGATTCCTGCATAACCCACTACCGAGCCAAGTTAAAGGAGCTGAAAGATGTTCACTGACTTAATCGCAGCTATTGAAGAAGCCAGATATTTAAAATCAAAGTTTAAGTTTGATTATTCAGTTGTGCAGAAAAGTAGTGGCTTGATGAAAGTAGAAACTAATCATCGAGCAGAATTATACCCGCAGATAGGTGTCATGTTTAGCACTAAAAACGACGCAAAGCACACAGTATTACCGGAGGCGAGATGAGGGAATGTAAGCCAGATATTTATAGGTATGTAGCAGACTCACCTCGAAAATCATATTTAGGTAAGGCAAGGAGGTTAACTCCGTCACAAGATAGATGGGTAAGAGCAATCATATCTCTGTGGGCTGGAGAAATGAAAGATGATAGTTATCTTGGTTTATCTTGGGGATCTGGAAGCATCTGGCGATTTGTTACTGGATGGTCAGGAGAAAATATAGAACGCTTCACTAAGGTATTTGAACAACTAAAGAAGGAGGGTTACACAGGAAGTGAACTTGAAGAAAAAGCCAAATCAATATTATTTCCAAAGCAATCACTCAGCAACATGTTTCAGCGCGCCAACGATGTAGATGAAGCTGATTTTGTAGAGAAAGCAATATTGAAAGCGTTCGACAAGTCCAATCCTGTTTATGTCGTTGCTACCGATTACTATCTTGGCAGAAATACGATGCAAACACTCGCAAATTACATCCAAAAACAAATAGCACCTTGGCTTACCATTAAGCAATGTATTGACCGTGTCCGTTGGTGCATTACATTATTTAATGCGAAATTATATATGGTGCTACAAGATGAAATAGCGAGAGAGCGCTCACAGATTGGAGTTGAATATAAAAATATTTCCAAAATCGCTTGAAAATAAGTTATGAATGTGTATATTTAGTGTATGCTCGCTCGTAAAAGCAAAGAGCAATGAAAGCCTGATATAGATATCGGGCTTTTTTTGTATCTGAAATCCGAACAGTGCCCCTCATAACCTCTACGCAGAACGGAGAAATCTGGTTTGCGATACGTTTGGGGCTTTCTATTTTAATTCCCCCGAATTCGAGGGTTTTGTTATCTATTGTCTTTTGTTGATGACAGATATAAAATTAATTTGCTAAGATTAAAAGATTATAGTGGGTCGAACCCATTGTTATCTAAAGAGGCTCTCAGGTATTTAACTTGGGAGCTTTTTTGTTATCTGCAACCTGTAAGGATTACTTACAAGTTCAACTCTCCGGAATTTCCGGATAGTTCACATTCAGAAGATCGCCTAGGCGGTCTTTTTTCGTATATATTAATTTGCCTTTAGCTTTATATCTTCTTGTCATAAAATGTAATTTGGATTTTTGCAAGGAGATGTAATGAACCAATTAGAATTGCCATTAATTTCTAGGCAGGAAAACAATGTAGTTATTTCACAAAGAGCTCATGATGGATATATAAATGCTACTGCAATGTGTCAAGCTGCTGGGAAGAGGCTCAATCATTACCTTGATAATAACTCAACAAAAGCATTTGTTGCTGAATTATCGAGCGATACCGGAATTCCGGTATCGGAATTAATTCAAATAGTTAGAGGTGGTTTTTCTCAAATGCAAGGCACTTGGGTTCATCCTCAGGTAGCTATCAACTTAGGTCAATGGGCTTCACCTAAGTTCGCTGTTCTTGTTTCAAAATGGGTATTCGATTGGATGTCTGGCGCAAAGCAGCATCAATCAGCGATGCCATATCATGTAAGGCGTTACTTAATTAATCGGGAAAAAATACCGCCAACTCACTTTTCTATGCTGGATCAAATGACTTTAAAGTTATTAGCTCCATTAGAATCTAGAGGGTATATGCTCCCACAAAAACTTATGCCTGACATATCTTTAGGTAGATTCTTTAGCGATATTCTCAGGGCTAGAGGTTATGACCCTGATTCATTTCCTGTTTATGAGCATGAATTTGATGATGGAAGAAGACCAGTTGTTGAGGCAAGGCTTTATCCAAATGAGTTAATGACAATGTTTAATTTTGAAATTAACAACTGGATAAAGAATAAATCAATAACTTATTTTAAGGGTAGAGATAAAGAAGCATTACCCCATCTGAATGACATAATATTAGCCTTGCCAGCCCCAGAGTAATTATGAATCACTTATAGTAAGCCTCACTTTTAGTGGGGCTTTTTCGTATATGCCGACCACAGTATCAATCACAACACCTCACGTTCACACAAGAGCTGTGAGTCGGCTCCTATTAACTAATCAGGACTACATATATGCAAGAGCCGTTAACAGGCACAGCAACCGCCTCGTTAGCGGGTGTCTCTATTGTAGGTCTCTATTCAGGTATGGATGCAGGCGTTGTTATCGGTGCGTTCGCAGGGGCGGTGATATTTGTATTGTCTGCTCATGATATCCGGCTGTTAAAGCGATGGGCATATTTCACGGTTGCATTTGCTATCGGGATATTAGGCGCTGATTTCATGTCTTCACTACTGAGTGGCATTGTTGGAGATAGAGAAGTCGATCGCTCTGTTGGTGCAATGTTCTCATCGGCTGGTTTGGTTGGTGTTTTGGTAACAATATCTAAACCTGGTGCTCTCACCGACAGTATTAACAACGTTATTAACAACCTGATAGATAAATTCAGAGGAGGTGGGAGATGACCATCTCAATGTTTTGGATTTACGTCAATTTTTTCTCATGCTTATTCGCTGTTATTCGTCTTGTTAACTATGAGCGTAACGGCGCTAAATACAAATTTTTTCCGTCACTTATAGCATGGGTTCTCATTGTTATGCTGGGTTCTATCCCACTACGCATATTAACGAATGACTACGCCCATGCAGATCCATTTGAAGTCGGAATCAATATCACGCTATGCGCACTAATAATTCTTAGTCGTGGGAATGTGATGCAAATATTTAGAGGGGTTAGTAAAAATGACACTCGGTGAGAAACAACGCAAGTTCACTCGCATGATTGCGGACTTAATTATTTTTGCCTACGACAACGGATATGAGCTGACGTTTTCAGAAGCATACCGAACGCCTGAGCAAGCACAGTTAAATGCCAAATCGGGATCAGGTATTAAAAACAGCTTACACACACAACGCCTAGCTGTGGATTTCAACCTATTTAAAGACGGTAAATATCTAACAGCATCAAGTGATCATAAATTGCTTGGTGAATATTGGGAATCTATCGGCGGTACGTGGGGCGGCCGATTCAATGACGGCAATCACTACTCGTTAGAGCACAATGGTGTTAAGTGATATGAACACGCTAACTAAGGTATTAGCTGGACTACTGGCAATATCTGCATTCTGGCTATGGTGGGTAATAGATGATTACGACAAGCTGAGCAAAGATTACAACACAGCAACCAATCAGTTATCACAACAAATCAACATCAACAAAGACTATCAAGCCCGTATCACTCGATTAAACCAGCTCGATATTCGTCACTCACAGGAGTTAGCCAGTGCAAAGAATGAAATTGACACTCTTCGTGATGCTGTTAACTCTGGCTCTAAGCGGGTGTATGTCAAAGCCGAGTGTCCAGCAGTCACCAAGAATCCTACCGAAAGCGGAAGCAATGAAACCACCGCACGACTTAACAAAGCAGTTGAACAAGATTATCTACGTCTCAGAGAAATGATAGTCGAGAACGAACAGCAAACTTTGTATTTGCAGAATTACATTAGAACGGAGTGCTTGCATTGAAATGGTTAATGTTTTTTATTCCGCACTACACTACCGAAGATGTCGTGTTCGATGAAGGTGAAGATGAAATTTATCCAGTGTGTTGCCTTGATGACGTAAGGGAGGGCGAAAAATTCCCATGGGTGGGAACAATGCGCTCACTTAGTTTCATGAACTTTGGTTATTTCCCCAAACTTGTGGGTGAGCTACGACCGTTCAAAAAATAGCAGATAAGAAAGCAATACGGGAAATTGAACAACAACGACAGGTGATGGAATGAATCTTACGCTTAAAGCCCGGCTAAAGCTGTGCTATGAAATCCTAACAGCGCGAAGCGGGCATAAACACCCGGCGCAAGAGAAAGACCTTTCTACATTTCAGCGAGGTTATACGGCTGGAATGAAAGACTGTCAGTTGGATAGCAAAAAGTAATAATAACGCCTCGCAATAGCGGGGCTTTTTAATGGAGAAATATCATGGCAGTAGAAGGTTCAGATAATCCAGTTAAATTCCGTGAAGAGCTGGATAAAAGCATTCCAAAAGAATAAAAAAAGCCCAGCATGGGGGCTGGGCAAACTAACAAGATATCAATCAAAGTGTAGCGATAGCTACTTAGTATAGCTTAAGTAAATATATATATCAGCAATTAGATAAGTCGTTTATCCATTAAGGAGAGTGATCATATCTTGACTGCTAGGAACAGACTAGAAGTGGCTTAGCAGTGTATCGCTAAGCTGCGAACTCTACGCATTTCATTCTGTGCATTCACCGCGCAATTAAAAACACTCACAGAACCTTACAGAAAGTCGAACCTGAGAAAAACCGTTAATGGTGTTTTCTGTGGGGCGGTTATTTCTGGTGAACAGGTTCGCTTTTCTATAAGGATTTACACCATGAGCAAATCATTAGTTTTTAATGGTCATAAAGTCACGCCTATTGATAATCAAGATGGGAAAATTTGGCTTACCGCTGAACAATTAGCTGAATTGTTAGAATACAAAGACGTTAAGCAGGTAAATAAAATATACCAGCGACACAATGATGAATTCACTGAAACAATGACGACCAAAGTGACGGTCTCGGGAAAATCAATAGGTTATGAAAACTTAACCAAAGAGCTTCGTTTATTTTCTCTTAGAGGAGCTTATTTAATTGGGATATTCTCTCGGACAAAAGTGGCTAAAGACCTTCGTATTTGGTTGCTTGACTTAGCTGAAAAAGAATCAAACATTGATGTAGGTTCAATAGATATCACTCAATTTGCACAATTAACCGGACAGAAAATGCACGATATGATTGAAGTCTTTAATAAAGCGTCATTCATACATCGAGGACAGAAAGGAAGCGGATTAATGGCTCAACGAAAGAGAGATATAAAGAAAGTAAAGGAAGCGACTGCACTAGCTTTAAAACTGACGCAATTCTCTATTCCTGACCTTGGGGGTTTTCCAGATGGAGAAGAGCCAGCATGAACCACGAACAATTCATAGAGCAGAACGTACTAGCCGAGTTAAAAAAGCTCGGCTTTTCTTTACCTGTTTGTCGTAGAGCAAGTTACATGGCGGTAGATCATTATCGCCGAAGCTCTCAAGCAAGTAGAAAAGGGCGAATGTTTGACGACTGCTTACATATTGCCAAAGTGTGGGCAAGTAAGTTTGCTAAGGAGAAAGTATGACCAAACAAGAAAAAGCAAACTTATCCATTCTCCATCGTCAATTACAGCAATCACTTGAACACTTACACTGTGGCAGAGTTGATGATGGCAGGATAGTTGCTGAAATCGTCGAGCGCGAGTTAGGCAAGTTAGTCAACAAACAGAAAACCAAATAGGCCCTAGTGGCCTTTTTTATTTTACAAAATTCTACAAACGTCATTCATAGAGTGGCGTTGATAGAGTTTTATATAGGTTTTTGTTACTGGCGGTCTCGGAATTTGCGGGATATATATGAAAACAGCCAATGGATTGTTCTGATTGAGGTATATATGACAACAATCGCATGGGATGGGAAAACGCTAGCATCAGATAGTCAATCTCAAGTTGGCAATATGATAACAAGCACAGAAAGCCAGAAGATATATAGCCCTCAGTATGGGAAGTGGGTGATAAACAGTAGTGAAATTACAGCCATCGGTATTGCTGGTGACACATCGTGTATTGATGAAGTTATATCTAAGTTACTACTTGGTATTAATTACGAGACTGAGTTTTCATCTATTGTTGATTTCTGCTTGATTGCAGTAACAACCAAGGGGGCAGCGTACGGGCTAAGTAAAGATAAGGGTGACACTTTACCTTCAATATTTAAAGTCGGAGACATGTTCACTATTGGCTCTGGTGACGCTTATGCAATGGCAGCCATGAAAAGTGGCAAGACAGCGAAAGAGGCTGTCGAGGTCGCTATATCACTAGATGTTTATAGTGGCGGTGAGATTCAAGAATTTTCTCTATAAGGAAACATTATGGCTAAAAGACCAGATTGGGAGGCCATCGAGTCGGCTTACCGAGCTGGCGTGATGTCCATAAGGGAAATAGCCTCTCAATACGAGATAACCCATCAGGCGATAAGTAAGCGCGCCAAGAAAGAAGGATGGGAGCGAGATCTAAAGGCAAAGGTTAAAGCTAGGGCTGAAAACTTGGTTGCCAAAAGGGAGGTTGCCAGTCTGGTTGCCACCGAAAAGGCTATTTCAGAACGGCAACTTATTGAGGCTAATGCCGAGGTTATCGCTAATGTCCGCATGGAGCATAGAGGCGATATTCGAAGGGCTAGAGAGTTAACTAATAACTTATTTGATGAACTGACTGCTGAATGTGCTGATGTGCCAGCCTTAAGAAAACTTGGCGAGTTAATGTTTAGTCCTGATGATAACGGACGCGATAAACTCAATGAAATTTATCATTCAATCATCTCCCTGCCTGAGCGCGTTAAGTCAGCCAAAGCATTAAGCGAAACACTTAAAAATTTAGTTGGCCTTGAGCGTCAAGCATACGGCCTTGATGATGTTCAGCCGAATAAGACAGCTAGCCAACTATCAGAACTAATGGACGACTTATCTAAGGAATAATCATGAAGCCAGAACATCTTGCATTATTAAGAGATAAGCTCTGGCGATTGAATCATCTCTACTGGATCACAAACAAAGAAGGTAAGCCAGTTCGATTTAAAATGACGCCTGAGCAACTCGAATATTTTGAAGGGATGCACACGCGAAACATTATCCTTAAAGCCCGTCAGCTTGGCTTCACTACTGAGGTCTGCATTATCCAGCTAGACGCAGCGTTATTTGAGGCGGCTAAATGTGCATTGATAGCCCACACACTTAACGATGCTAAGCGACTATTCAGGGAAAAGATAAAGTATGCCTATGACAAGCTACCCGATGAAATCAAAGCGGCTAACCCAGCGAGTAATGATGCGGCTGGTGAGCTGGTGTTTAGCAAAGGCGGCTCGCTTTATATCAGCACGTCATTTCGTGGCGGTACGCTCCGCTATTTGCACGTTTCTGAGTTCGGTAAGATATGTGCTAAGTATCCAGAGAAAGCCCGTGAGATTGTCACTGGCGCATTTGAGGCGGTATCAAGCGATTGTTTTACGACGATTGAAAGCACAGCGGAGGGTCGAGCAGGTTATTTCTTCGATTATTGCCAGTCTGCTGAGAAAGCGCAAATTCAGAATAAGACTCTCTCTAACCTAGACTGGAAGTTCTTTTTCTTCTCATGGTGGAAGAATCCAGAGTATGCCATCAACCCTGTTGAGCCATTACCGCAACGGTTAGTTGATTATTTCGATGAGATAGCCAGCAAACATGGTGTTCAATTAAACGAGCGTCAGAAAGCATGGTATTACGCAAAAGAGAAAACGCTTGGCGATGATATGAAACGGGAATACCCGTCAATACCGTCTGAGGCATTCCAACAATCGGTTGAAGGCGCTTACTACGCCAAGCAATTCCGCTTTCTCTACGAAAATAAACGCATTGGCACACTTCCTGATAACTCGCACTTACCGGTTCACACGTACTGGGATATTGGTGTGGGTGACTCAACGTCAATCTGGTTTATTCGTGAGGTTGGTGAGGAATTCCACATTATAGACCACTACTCAAACAGTGGTGAAGGTCTACGGCACTACATGAAAGTGTTAAAAGACAAAGGCTACACATATGCAAGTCACAATGGCCCTCATGATATCGATAACCGCGAGTTTGGTTCTGATGCGAAATCACGACGTGAATTAGCGCGTGAAGGGTACGAAATAGACGGACAAATTTACTCAATCCGATTTGAAGTGGTGCCAAAGCTTTCAGTCGATGAAGGTATCGAGGCAGTACGTGAAATTCTGCCACTTTGCGTGTTCGATGAACACAAATGCAGTGAAGGCATTGCTCATCTAGAAGCTTATCGCAAAGAGTGGGATGACAAGCGGGGCTGTTGGAAAGATAAACCGCTTCACGATTATACGTCACATGATGCTGATGGATTTAGATATTTTGCAGTGAGTCGAAGAAATACTAAACGGTTGACTAAGAAAATAGAATTTAACTGGAACTAACATGAATACAAACGTTGATTACAAGCATCCAGCTTACAATGAGTTTTTGCCTGAATGGGACATGGTTGGCGATTGTGTTGATGGCGAGCGAGTTGTTAAAAGCAAAAAAGAGAAATATCTCCCTCATCCAGCAGATAACGAAGGTGAAGATGATAAAGGTAATGAGCGTTATAAGCGCTATTTAGCTAGAGCATCATTTCTGAATGCCACGGGTAGGACACTTAGTGGTTTGCTTGGTATTGCTTTCAGTAAGCCAGTAAAGATTAGTATTAGTGGTGATGTTGAGTATTTAGAAACTGATATTGACGGTCAAGGTCAGCCACTTACTCAAATGATAAGGGATGCGTTATCGCAAAACTTACAGCGTGGTCGAGCAGGTTTATTAAGTGATTTTAGTGGCTCAGGTATTCAGTCAGAGGCTAATAAAGGTCGCTCCTATATTCGGTTGTTTACAGCAAAAGAAATTATTAATTGGCGTGTAACGAACGGGAAAACATCCCTCGTTGTTCTCAAATATCAAGAGCCAGTAGATACAGATGATTTTGAACTGCAAATGCAGAATAACTGGATTGAATTAAGGCTTGTTAACAATGTAGCTTGCTCTCGTCGCTGGCATGAAGATGGAGATATAAAAGTTACAGAGTGGGTTGTATTAAAGGATGCGCACGGCATTCCATTAAGGGAGCTTCCTTGGTCATGGATTGGCTCAATGAATAACGATCACACTCCTGACGCTCCACCTCTTGCTGATATTGCATATGTGAATATCAAACATTACCAGGCTGAAGCTGATATTGCAGAGTCTGCACATACCGTCGGACAACCAATGGTCGCATTAACGGGGCTTACAGACGATTGGGTTAAAAACTATATGTCTGATGGATTTACTGTTGGCTCGCGTAAAGGGGTGCTACTACCACAAGGTGGTGACATGAAGTTTGCACAGCCCGAAGATAGGAATATTCAGATAACCCTAGCCGAGCGCAGAGAAAAGCAGATGGCAATGCTGGGCGCTAAGTTAGTCGAGCGCGGAACATCAGCAAGAACAGCAACTCAGGCGCAGGATGAGGCTCAAACAGATAATTCAGTGCTTTCATTATGTTCCGGAAACGTCGAACAGGCCGTTAACCGAGCACTTAATTTCTGCATTCAGTTTGAGGGGAGTGGTGAGGCGACTATTGAGCTAAATAAAGTTTACGACATTGCTAAATTAGATTCTCAAGCAATTACGGCATTACTTGCTGCTTTACAGTCTGGCACTATGCGATTGATTGATTTTGTTAAGTACCTGCAAAGTATCAATATTATTCCACAAGATGAGAAGCCTGAGGATGTTATCGAAGAGATAGAATTATCGCGTGCTAACTCAATGATGTAGAGGTGAATATGCAATCACAATTGATGTTAGATAACTCAATGATGATCCAAATTCTCCTAGAGCGTCTCAAAGCTGGCATTGTTGATAGTGAGGAAATGCAAAGAGAACTAAGAGCTTCGGTTGCAAAGGCGTTAGCTAATTTCTCAGGTCAGATAACATCGAGGTCAAAACTAAACGCCATAATCGCTGAATTAAAGCGAGAGTTATCTCCAGTGCTGACCGGTTACTCTGAGTATTTGCTGCAATCTGTTCTCGATATCGGTGTTGAGTCAAGCCAACTTGAAGTTGATAGCTTATCGCAGATAGTAACAAATGAAGTAAGCAAGCCTGATGCTGAGAAAGTTAAAAAAGCCATTTTAAATGTGCCGCTGATATTAACCGCTTGGGGCGGCTCTTTATTTCTCAAGAAATTTATATCATCTTGGGTGACTAGCTCTATCCAGCAAGTAGAGAATCAGACTGTTTTGGCTATGGCTGCTCAAAGTAACATTCAAGTTCTACAGTCCACTATTAATGGGGCTGCAATTGATAAAACACAGGTCTCTACATCGACGATATCTCGAATTACTTACAACTACAGAACAATTGCAAATACGGCAATTCAGCATGCTCATACATGTGCGGCTCAGGAATTTTATAAGGAGAATGACGATTTAATTAAAGAGGAAGAGTTCAGCGCAATACTGGACAACAAAACATCATCGACGTGTAGGGCTTTATCAGGAAACCGATATCCTGTTGGGGTTGGCCCAATGCCACCATTACACCCAAGCTGCCGAAGTCAGCGATTGCCAATACTTAATGATAAATTTGCTAATTTGATAATAACTAAACCAATAGGAAGATCTGAATGGGGAGAAGAAAGCTATTATGAGTGGCTATCTAGGCAACCGGCCAAAAGACAGGATTTAATATTGGGTCCGACTAGAGGGAAGTTGTTTCGTGATGGTGGTTTATCTCCAGAGCGATTCGCACAGTTGCAGTTACATAAAAACTTTAAACCAATGACACTTAAAGATATGCAAAAGCTTGCGCCTAAAGCGTTTGAGCGAGCAGGAATTGAATTGAAATAACACAGGCCCACCACTGAGTGGGTTTTTTATTATCTGCAGTTAGAGACTGCACCATCTAAACCAGAGGTTTTACGATGTTTAAATATTTATTAACGAAAGAAGAATTTGACGCATTAACTGATGAGCAAAAGGCTCTTTACAAAGAGTCTGGTGGTAATTACCAACTTCAAATCGAAGGTATGCCAGAAATTCCAGATGTGTCAGGACTTCAAAAGAAAGTTGATGAATTACTTTCTGAGAAAAAATCAGAGCAGGAGAAACGCCGGCAAGCTGAAGAGGCTGCAAAAAAAGCAGCAGAAGATCAAGCGCGTAAAAATGGCGATATCGAATCACTAGAAAAAAGCTGGGCTGAAAAGTTAAAGGCGCGTGAAAACGAGCTATTAGCACAGCTACAGGAGAAAGATGCGAGTCTACATACGCTATTAGTTGATAACGTTGCTCAAACCGTGGCTACAAAGCTTGCTGGTGACGCTGCCCCGTTAATCATGCCACACATTAAATCTCGATTATCAGTAGAGGACGGTAAAACGCGAGTGGTTGATGCTAACGGTCATCCTTCTGCATTTACCATTGATGATTTAGAAAAAGAATTTCGTAGTAACCCGTTATTTGCTCCAGTAATTATTGGTAGTAAAGCCACCGGAACCGGAGGGGACGGCGGTAAAGGGAAATCACCAGCCGGAGGCAGTGAAAAACCCAAAAGCGCGAATCCGTTAGTGGACAGCGCACGTGAAATCATTGCTAATATCCAAGAGGATTAATTTATATGTCTTTATATATTTTTCAAAAACAAGTGTCTCTAGCGGCAACAGAGTTGGTTGCTCAGGCTGTCCGTCAATTTAACGAAGCGTCTGGTGGTGCTTTAGTTATTGGTGATGGTGATCATATCGGTGACTACATTGAGCAAACATCATGGCAGTTGCTTGGTGGGTTGGCTCAGCGACGCAATGCATATGGTTCAGGTAATCTAACGCCACAAGAATTGGGGCAAATCCTTGACCGTATGATTAAGATTGATGGTCGTATTGGCCCTGTCTCAGTTACCCCGACAATGATGAAGCGATTAGGTAAGGATGTATCAGAAGCGGCTGCGGTAGTTGCTGCTCAATCAGCAGAAGCCATGTTACAAGATTACCTGAATACTGCTGGTGCGGCATTAAAAGCAGCTATTTCTGGTAATAAAACAGCCGTTACTGTTGGAGGTGAAACACCATCATTAAGAGGTTTAAATAAAGCAACACGTCCATTCGGTGATGCATATTCGCGTATTGTTGCTTGGTTGATGGATGGTGCAACATTCAACGACTTTATGGATGAGACATTAACCAACGCAAATAACCTATTCCAAATTGGCAACGTCGCCATTAAACAAGATAACCTTGGCCGTCGTTTTGTTATCTCTGATATTCCAGCTTTATCAGATGCAGACAAACAACATTCGCTAGGTTTAGTGACTGGTGCTGCTGCGGTTCAAACATCACCACTAATCATGAAGGCTCAGGATGTATTAGGGCAAGAAAATATTAAGGCACTAATGCAAGGTGAGTACGACTTTACTATTGGTTTGCGTGGTTACCAGTGGAGTAAAGATAGCATCAAATCCCCAACTAACGAACAGATTGCCGCGGTAGCTAACTGGAAGCAAATTGCTACGGATATTAAAGATACTGCTGGCGTTATGGCTTCATTTGGTAAAGATACGGAGACTGGTGACGAAGTGGGTAAATCCACAAAATAATTATCAGTGATTATCCGGAGGTGATATGTCAGTACAAATCAGTCCGGAACAGATACGCGAGCAACTGGAAATTATGGGGTTTGAGGCTCCCGATTTTGCGGTTGCCGCGGCATTATCTGTAGTGGACAGTATTGATAAATGTCTTGATGAGGCAGGATATACGGAAGCAGTAATAACGCTGATAAAGGTTTATTCAGTTATTCTTATCCTGTCTGCAGCTGATGTTCGTAAAATCGCGTCAGAGCACGCACCTTCTGGCGCTTCTGTTTCATATCAGTATTTTTCTGATGGCAGAAAAACATTGTTAAAAATGCTGTCTTCCCTAGATACCAATGGATGTACTAATAGCCTTCCTATTGAACGCCCTGTAGGTATCATTCAGTTTGATGTAGTTCGGGGGTGATATGGGGAAAATACTGCGACGATTTTGCAAGGGGTGGGCAACCATCTGGAAGGTTGAGGGGAAAGATAAATACGGGAAGCCTATATTTTCAGAGCCAATCCATATCCGGTGTGATTACGGAAGTAGCTTTAAAGATGGTAGTAAAACTATTGGTACTGAAATAATTATTAAGAATGTCATTTGGACTGAGTATAGCGAAGCTTCTCAAGAAGACTATATCGCCATCGGTAAGCATGAAGACAGAGATCCATTTTTGCATGGTGCTAGCAGGGTTAAGTCTATCGATAGAGACCGTGATATTAATGGCGGTCTAGATGATTACACACTAACAACGGCGGTGTAACTATGGGGGCAAAAGTAAAAGGAATAGGTAATGCGATATCTAACTTAAACTCTCTGGTTGGAAGCATAGCATCAAAGAAGATAGCTCGAGCCATGCATAGAGCGCTAGATATTGGTGGCAGGCAAGCTGCTGTATACACGCCAATTGACACTAAAACGCTCATTAATTCACAATTTAGAGATGTAAAAGTAAAAGGCACACTATTTACTGGTCGCGTTGGTTATTCTGCTTCATATGCTGTTTTCGTTCATGACCCTAATGTTAATCAAAGTTTCCGTAGACCTACTGCTAAGAAAGAATTCCTCTTGAAAGGATTTGAGGAAACGAAGCAAATGATTGATCAGGCTGTTACTGAGGAATTTAAAATATGACGACCTTTGAGAGACTGAAAAGCTATTTTTCTGAATCAGGGTTATCTGATGGCTTCATTCAGCAGGATTATATTTGGAATGAAAAAGAAGGTAATGATTCAGATTCATATATCGTATTTCAGCAACCAAACGGAACTGGTCGCATTGATGATTTAAGTGGTGATGATTTCTTCACCGTTTCACTCATATCTGGTAAGGCGTGGATTGAGTTTATTGTTCAGAGAGCTAACGAAATACTAGAGTATGTAAGGTGTCACTCTAGAAGTCATAACATTGGTTTTATTATCAATACATCTGGTTTTGTTAATCCAATTCAAACAACAGAAGGTAGGTTTATTATCCCACTTTCTTTCCGCTGTACATCTTAAATTAAACACATCTTAACAGGTCGCTTATGCGGCCTTTTTTTATTTGCAAATAAAGAGGTTATAACATGGCACAATGCCCTGATGATAAAGGCCTAGTGATGGGTAACGCAGGTATTCTGCGCATTGCAAAAGGCTGTTCTAATCAAAGACCATTACAAAACCAATATATGCGACTAGGTGCGCTGACAAGTAAGTCTACAGACTTCGGTATGGAAACAGTGACATCTAACGCAGATGATACAAAAGGATTGTCGGAGTCCATTGTTACCGGTGCTGATGTGACAATTAGCTTTGACGGTGAATTGAAAAAAGCTGGTGTAACCGGTTCTACTTCCGCGTTTGATATTGCTAAAGAAATCCTTGATGAAGTTAAAGCCGGTCGTCAGCCGTCATATTGGGTGCAGTTAGATATGAAAGGCGATGGAACTGATGTAGTCGAAGGTTATATGACTTTCACATCATGGTCTATGGAATTTCCAACAAAAGAAATTTCCACTTACTCAGGTGAATTGAAAGTTGCTGATGCAGAAACGGTTGAATGGCTACAAGAAGAAATCGTGGTTGAAAGTGTCGCAGTAGAACCAGCCACTCTGTCTGTAAAAGTGGGTGAAACTAAGACATTTACCGTCAAATTTACCCCAACCGATGCGACGAACAAAAACTACACTGCTGTAAGCGATAAGCCGAATTTTGCAACAGTTACCCAGCTTGTGAATGTGGTCACTGTGCGTGGTGTTGCTGAAGGTACTGCAAATATCACTGTCACATCTGAAGATGGTAGTAAAACAGCAAAATGCGTGGTCAATGTTACCGCTGCTTAATATTACAAAGGGTGCTTTCGAGTGCCCTTGATAATATTCAGGAGGGATTATGACGCCTATTTTAGAAATCGGGGAGATGGTTATCTCTACTGATAAAAATGATTACTTATTTAGACCATCGTTCATCAATATGACAAGAATCGGTGAGCCTAAACAGATTGTGAAAGCCTACGGTCAATTAAATGGCGCTGAGGTGCAAGAGTTAATTGCACGCGCCGTAATGAGCTACAGGGTTATTCCTGAGTGGTTAATAAAAGCCATTAGCAAGCCAACATACGGACGCAATATTCTACAAACTGCAATGATGGTTATGCAGGCGTGCTGTGATGATGATTGTTCTGAAATCATTGGCGAATGGAGATCGGGTAAACGCGGTATCGTCTATAAAAACGGCAAGATGCCAATCGCTGACATTATCGTCATTGCCAGAGAGTTATTTACTCACGGAATTATCGGTAAAGCTAAGATCCGCAAACTTCAACGTAACGAAGGCAAAAATGAATTCTCAGATGAGTTTATGGCAATTGACTACATTAGTTCTGCTCGCGCTCATTTTGGTATGAATCGAGAGGAAGCCGAACAGTTAACCATGACTGAATTTCAGATGATGCTCAAAGCTAAATACCCTGATGAGAAGGGTTTCACCAAAGAAGAATATGACAACATCATGAAGCAAGATGATAAGCGTAATAATGAGCTGATCAGTGGTAAGCGCAGATTGGTGAGTAGGAAGAGAAGATAGCAAGGGCACGGATGCCCTTGGATTTATAATTATGCATAAACTCACAAAGCCCGTGGTTGTTGAGTTTTTTTGTTAAATTGGCTATTATACAAATATAGAATTCAAGGTTTTGGGAATACGGAGGCGGCCCCCAGAAATGATACCGCCTAGTTGGTCACTTCGTCGATTGACTGGAACTCCAACCATGCTGGCTGTGAGGTCAGCATTATTTTTTTCTATCTGGAAGTTTGTATTTTAGGTTGACAGCTTTTGTTTCCACTCTTCGAGACCCTCTAGTTGGATCGTGGAATGTCCAAATATTGAATTTTCTTTCACTACTCCATGTGTCATGAAACATAGTGTCCCACCCAAGGTAACTAGCTACGTTATTGGATACAGCTAATTTTGCCTCTGAGGATGCTTTCCCTTGATATGCACACATTACAGATCCAAGTAAGAAGTCGGCGATTTGTATGTGTTCTGATGACTTTGAGTCTTTGGTAACAACAGTAGATATAATATTTTTTATCCCGTGCCTTTTGGCTAATCTGTTATTACATATAACATGAAAAGCCTCATCTGCTTTTTTATATCGAGAAGGGAGTGGATCTACCTCTATTCTAAATTCACAATCCCTATCTGGGTGTGCAGAGATAACATTGTTTATTTTTGCGTATATAAGTGTTCCAAAGTGCTTTCTCATAGCTAAGTCGTAATCTCCACCATGGAGAGCTTTGTTAACTATTGATTTTTCAATAATGATACAATGGAATGCTAACCATGGATGTTTAAAGAAAAAATCGATTAGCTCAGCATGAAATGCGGCATTTTTTTTAGCGTGAGCTTTCTGCCATTTGATTTCATTAAAAAAATCATGCTTTTGTCTTAATTCCCTAATTAATCTAACGAAGTCACCTCGACGCTGGTACTTCATCCATAAGCTACCAAAACCATAATATCTTTGGCCATCAATTCCTGACTCATCACAGGATACATGCCAAATTAACTTACCAGGATTGCTATTGTTAATAGTCATGATGCTCAATCGTTAATGTTTGTGGTTTTGCCAATTAATAACATAATCGTTATCTGTATTGTATGGTTATATAATCACATGGCTTATATACACTAAAAGATTTACTTTTAATAAAGTTACAGAAAAACGCATCTTATTAAGACTTGTTTTTAATTAGGATCTCTTGAATTTTATCACTAACATAATCCATAAAATCTAATTTATTTTTAGATATATATTCATTTAAAGCCGAGAAATAAGCTTCGCTTACTATTTTTTCTATATTCTCATTAACTAAGCCATTGCTTTTCTCTATCGACATTAAGCTAATAGAGTCAACCATAAATTTCATTGGCGATTCTAATGCTTTCTCTAGGAGAGTTATCGCTTCTGTATTGGTGGTCCTGTTGTTTAATCTGGCGGACGCTTCAATTCTTTCTTTAAGCTCTCTTGTCATTCTTATATTTAATTGAACATCTTTTTTTGCCATAAAATAATCGCCTGAAATTTAAACTATTGACATGCTATCAAATGATAGTTATGCTCACAATGTTAGCAATTGATATCATTTATTAGCAGGGGTTAAGATGAAAAAGGAAATAACAAAGCAAAAGTTACTCAGAACGCCAGAAAGTTTACTCTGGAAAATAAAGGAAGCCGCAGCTCGTAGTAAAAGAACCGAGAATCAAGAGATGCTATTGAGATTAGAAATGTCTTTTGATGATCGAGTAGAAAAGGTAATGAGAGAATGTTTATAAAAAATAAAACCCCAGTTGCGCGAACAACTGAGGCTTTACATCAAATAAACTCTTTGGGTGAGAATAAATGACATGAACAGTATAACCAAGAACGATCTTACTTTCCAGAATTTCACATTCAACCCTATCGTTGAAAATGGTCAGGTGTGGTTAACATCAACTGAAATTGCACAGGTGTTAGGTTATAGCCGTACTGACAGTGTAAGTAAATTGTACTCACGTAATTCAGACGAGTTTACCGACTCTATGACAATGACCGTCAATATGACGTTCAACGGGATAAACAATAGCTTACGTAATAAAGTGGTCAGAGTTTACTCACTTCGTGGCGCTCACCTGATCGCAATGTTTGCATCGACTCCAGTGGCTAAAGAGTTTCGTAAATGGGTGTTGGATATTCTGGATAGAGAAGTAGCTGACAAGAAAGACTTACCAATAGAAAAAGATAGTTCGGTAAGTGCAAACGGATTATTAGCAAGATTAAGTCTGATTTGTACAACATGGGATGAAGCTAGAAAGGATATTGAGAACTTTGATCCGAAAATGGCGAAACGTCTTAATTCAACAATGAGTATGTTTTTAATGTATTCACAACACATGAAAGGAATAGCTAAGACAAAACAACTTAAGAGGTTAACACATTGATAGGCACTAAAAACAGAAAAGCCAATAGCTGTAACTATCGGCTCATCTTAAACTAAAATATAGGACGTATATTTATGAGTAATAGTATTAGAGTTTTTAACTACAAGTCAAGCAAAGACCAGTTAATCACTGTTTCAGGATTGAAATATAAAGGTAAACCGGTATTTCTTGCTGTTGAATTGGCGGCTTCGTTAGGGTACACAAATCCGTCAAAAGCGTTGAAAGACCATTGTAAGTCACTGATTAAACTTAATTATAACGAATCGTTAGAATTAGGATTTGATAATCCTAAAGGCGTTATTTTGGCGGGTCAGTCTGATATGTTCCGCTTAATTATGCGTAGCAATCTGCCATCAGCGGAAAATGTCCAAGATTGGGTGTGTGAGCAAGTTTTACCTGAAATTATGGAAACAGGTAGTTACTCAATTAAGAAAAGCCAATCAGGTTTACCTGAATACCGCCAAGCTAGAACGCTTAAAATGTCGGTTGATGCCATTACTAACTTATTCGACTTAATGCCTAACTTGAGTGATGAAGCAAAGCAATGTGTAGCAGCTAATATCGTCAATCCGATTGTTGGGTTTGAAGCCGTTCCTTTGCCGGCACTTGAACAAAAATATTATACCGCTGGTGAGGTTGGCGAAATGCTTGAAGTGTCTGCCAATAAAATTGGACGCTTGGCTAATAAACATGGATTAAAAACAGAGGAATATGGGAAATATTTCTTAGATAAATCTGCTTATTCTTCAAAACAGGTTGAAGCATTCAGATATAACGACAATGGAGTAAAAGCATTACGACACGCCATTCATGGCGCTGAGGTAGCTTAAACACCCAAGCCAAGGACGGCTTGCTTGAGATCACATACTACGCCTCTTGATTGAGGCTTTTTGCTTTTCTTTGCACCACAAACAGCTAAACTAATAACAAATTAACTAACGAGGATGGTGTTGTGAGGAAAAAAACAGTTTTGGCGATTTTTATTGGTTCATTATTAATTTCTGGTTGTGGTCAAAAAGAGTTATCACCTCAAGATATTGAACTAGTAAATAATTTAAAATCAGAGTTATTACAGGTTGAAAATGACATATCAGAATCTAAATCTGAGCAGAATTTGTATTCTGGCGGGTTAATAAAATCTCTAATTACTGCAAAAACTGAAGTTTTAGAGGTGAATAAGGCTCTTTTACAGCAACGGATAAATGCTCTTGAGTCTGGAGCTAAAGTTAACATTGTTATAGAGCAAACCCAAGCAAACCAAGATCTAGCAAATAAACTTGAAGCGGAAATAAATCAAATTAAAAAAGAAATTGAAAGCGAGAAAAATGAAGCTAAGAAATATTCTGGTGGATTAATTCTATCAATGAAATTAGCAACAATAGCAACACAAGAGCAAACGTTAGCTACGTTACAACAAAAGTATTTATCTGCTAAATATGGATTGGCACCAATTAACTATGATAATCAATTAAGCAACAATAACTCCCAGATAAATACAAAAGAAAATATTAAATCAGATAATGAAAAACAATCTATGCTCCCGCCGGAATCAGGCCCATTTGGGTTTAAGATTGGACTTACAAGAGAAAACATTGAATCAATGATAACTGGCGAGATACGCCTTGTTGATGATGAGCAAAACCTATACTTAACGAACAGCTCACCTAAAAAAAACTCCGAGTTTGCATCATTTGGATTAGTTATCTCTCCAACAGTTGGTTTATGTCAGATAAGAGCAATTGGTAATGATATAAAAACAAACAGTTACGGACAGCCGTTACGGCAGGAATTCAATGGGTTGGTTAATACTTTGGAATCTTTGTATGGAAAACCAAAACAAGAAGATATTCTTTTATCTGGATCTATATGGCGGAACCCTCAAGACTGGATGATGGGGTTGTATAAGCAAGAAAGATATTTAAGTGCTAGGTGGAAAGAGCAAAATGACAACATGAAAGAAAATGAACTGAGTAGTATAGCTGTTGAGGCGAGAGCGGATAGCGGATCTAATGGGTATATCTTCCTTCAGTACACATTCGCTAACAATCCAGAATGTGTTAAGGAAATAGAAGAAAATAAAAAAAGCTCTTTTTAATTTTAAATCAAACATCAACTAACCCTGCCAATAGGCGGGGTTTTTTATTTTAAGGAGCCGACAAATGGCACAAGTAGGCGAAATTGTTTATCAAGTTCAAATGGATGTTGAGCAATTGCTAACATCTCAACGTCAGTTAGAGCAACGTCTTAATCGTATGGGTAGTAGCTTTAACAGAACGTCTCAGTCGGTAAATAACACTGAACGTTCAATGTTATCTTTATCCAAAGTTGCCGCATCACTTGCCGGCTATCTATCAGCTTCAATGGTTGCCAGTTACTCCGAGGCGTGGACTGAATTAAACAACAAGCTATCCAACTCTGTTCGTGCAAGCGAGTCGCTTATTGATGTCACGCAGCGTGTGTTTGATATCTCTCAAGCAACGCGATCTAGCCTCGATGCCACAGCAACACTCTACGCACGATTAGAGCGAGGAACGAGAGAGTACAATACATCAGCAGAAGACTTAGCAAAATTAACATCCATCATTAACCAAGGTTTTATCGTATCTGGTGCTACTGCGCAGGAAGCAGAAAACGCCATTATTCAGCTATCGCAGGGTATCGCGTCTGGCGTTCTCCGTGGTGAGGAGTTTAACTCAGTAGCAGAGCAGGGTAGCCGTTTGATGGTTGCACTTGCTGACTCGATGGGTGTTGGTATTGGTCAACTTCGTAAGATGGCGGCAGAAGGAAAGTTAACTACTGATGTTGTTGTGAAAGGACTGCTTTCGCAAGGTGACGCGATCGGTAAGGAATTCGCTAAAACTACCCGAACCATGTCTCAAGCATTTCAAGAGGCGGGGAACAACTTAACTAAATTCCTTGGTGAGAATACGACAATAAAGGCATCTATTAACGTATTCAGTGATGCTGTTATTACTGCAAGTAAGAATTTAGATGCTATGGCTGACGTTTTAACTTTGACTGCAGGGGTTATAGGGTCTAGATTTCTTGGTGCATTATCTCTTGCTGGTGCTGCGCAATTGAAGAAAGCAAAAGATACAATAACAAGCACTATAGCAACAAGAAACTCAGCCAAAGCAGAGGTGGTTGCTGCAAAAGAGACACTAACTAGAGTGCAGGCAGAAAAGGCATTTGCTTTAACGACTCAACAATCATTATCAGCTCAGCTTTCGGCCGCTCAGACAGAACAACAACGCTCAAGAATAAGAAATGAATTATCGGCAAATTCAGCAAGAATAGCAGCATTAACTAGGCAGGAAACTCTGGAAACAAATAGGTTAGCGGCGGCTCAAGCAAGAGTTGCGGCAACCAGTGTTACTATGGCTGGCGCAATGAGAGCGCTCAATATAGCCACTGCACCTTTAGGTGGACCGATGGGGGCGCTGATGCTTGCTGGTGCTGCAATGTATTATTTCTATCAAAAAACGGAGCAAGCAAAACAAGAAGCACATGACTTTGCAGATAACGTAGATCAACTGGCAGATAAATTAAAAGGGCTTTCATATCAAGAGATTGCTCGTGATGCTCAAGATGCCGCTGATAAGCAAAAAGTTCTAAATGCAGAAATGAAAGAGCAAGAAAAACAACTAGCTAGGCTAGAAGCTCGATTAAATATGCAACAAGAAGCTCTCGGTAATAATCCTGAGTTAATTGAAAGAAACACTATAAATATATTAAGAGAAAAAATAAAACTACAAGGTGATCTAGCTGAAAATAAGAAAAAATCTGAAAATATCACTAAATATCTCGCAGACGCTCAAGATGAGTATAATAGGAAGCTAAAAGAAGCCATTGATTTGAGTGTTAAAAGTGCAACTACTCTTGATGTTGAAAAGTCAGCATTAGGTAGACTAACCCAACAAATTAGAGAGGCGACTGGTGCGAAAGGTGAGTTTAACGCCACTCAACTTGAAGTTAAATTGTCAGATAAAGCGTTAGATATGAGAAAGTCACTAGAGCGTGAGGCTAAGCTAGCCAATGCTAAAAGTGAAATTGATAAGAGATTGCTAAAAGTTCAGTTCTATGCTGAGGATAATAATCTAACAGAAAAAGAAGTTCTAATATTAAATCAGGCCGCAATTGCGGCGCAAGATGCCAAAGATGCCGCAGCCGAACGCAACAAAACGACCAAGGAATCAACCAAAGCCACAGACGCAGCATATGAGGCATTAAAGCGCCAGAGAGAAGAAATTGAGCTTTTAAACAAAGGTTATAAAGATGGTTCTCTTGAAATGGCTAAGTATGATGCTGTTAAAGCATTGGGTGACAAAGCATCTCCTAAACAGATTGAAAAAGCGGAGCAACTCGCAGAAGAAAAATACAACATTGAGCGTAATCTAGCAGATAAGAAAGCCGCGCTTGAGCTTGATTTGGTTGCTAAAGCTAAGGAATCTCACGATAAGCAGTTGGCAGACTTAGAGCGGATAACAAAAGATGATGTATCTCTCACTGAACAGGCAGCAAGGCGCAAGGCTGAAATTGAAGCGGAATACCAACAAAAGATAGCCGAAATAAAGGCTAATAACGCTGTATCTCCTCAGGATGATCTCAAAGGGAAAGCAGACCCTATTCAAGCATTGGCTAACGAGCACGCTCAGAAACTTGCTCTTATAAAAGAGTATGAAAACCAAAAGGTTTTAACTGAGCAGCAAAGCTTAGAGTTAATGAATGCCGCAAATACCCAATATGAGCAAGACCGCATGAATGCTCAATGGGAGATATGGCGTAATCAGAGCCAAGCTAATCAATTCTTAGCTGATGGGTTGGACGCATTAGGACAACGCTCTACTAACGTACTCACAGGGCTATTAACAGGCACACAATCCCTTAATGATGCTTTCCGTAATGTCGCATTAACCATTGTAGACCAAGCTGTTGGCGCTCTGGTTCAAATGGGTATGCAACAGGTTAAGAATATGGTTACTGAAAGTGCCATGCGTAAGGCTTCCAATGCTCAAGCTATAGCGGAGGCTACAACTACTGGCGCCGCAATTACAAATGCTATGGCTCCGGCGGCAGCGACAACCAGTATTGCCACTATGGGTTCTGCCGCTACATGGGGTATGGCAGCAATGGCAACAGCTATTCCCGCTATGATTGCGCTTGCTGGTGCTCGTAAAAATGGTGGGCCCGTAAATGCTGGCTCTATGTATCGAGTGGGTGAAGGTGGTAAGCCTGAGATATTCAAAGCATCAAACGGTAGTCAGTACATGATACCAGGTGACAATGGTCGAGTTATTAGCAATCGACAAATGGGTAAAGGTGGTAACGGCGTCAGCATGGGTGATATGCACTTTACATTCCAAGTTCAAGCGCCTAATGGCATCACTCAAAAGACAGCACAACAGATACAGCAAATGGTGAAAGGTACGGTTTATGACGTACTTGGTAACGAAATGCGTAGCGGTGGTGCTTTGGAAAAAGTAAGAAGTTGGTAATTAAGAGAGGTGGTTATGAGTAATCAAGAAAATGTATTAATGATGGATGGTAACGGGGTCATGAAAAACAGTAACGGCAATGTAATAGCTAAAGGTGTGATGATTAAATCTGAACTACTATTATCTACACCATCAATAGAAGATTTAGTGAAAAGAATTGAGTCACTGGAAAAACAGCTCGCTGATATGCAAAAGGCAACGAGCTGTGATTTAGATATACTAAGCACGCGAATTACTGCAGTCGAAAGCTTTAGCCGTTAGTACAGTTAGCAAAGCTATTCTTTGCGTGTTGTATAGCTAATTTTTCAATATCTCTTAATGTTAAATTCTCTACAACTTTACCTGTGACATCTATTGTGAAATGGTGGATTGAACCATCTGAACCTTGTAAGGCAATATCTAATGTGTTCTTATCATTAGCTCGGTCTATGCCTGAAACATGAATCAAATTAAATTGCATAAAATTCCCTCACACCGAAGTAAGTCAGCCATTCCTTCGGCAAGTTTCTCTGGGCTGAATATATAAAATAACCTAATGGATATTTATTAATATCCTGATATTTGATCAGGCGGCTTTGTGTCGCCTTTTTTATTGGAGTAACCAATGGAAGAGTTTAAATGGCGACCTGAAACAGCTTATCAGGTGGGTAATGAGCCTAAAGTAAAAGTAGCCAAGTTTGGTAACGGTTACGAACAAAGAGTCAAAGATGGGATCAACAACCAACTAAAGACTTATCAACTCTCATTTGTTAAGCGTACTGATATTGGGAAACAGATTGATGAGTTTCTTAAGGCTCGAGGTGCAGTTGAATCATTCTTATGGCTAACCAGTGATGATAACTCTAAGCGTAAATTTGTTTGCCGTGGCTGGCAGGTAACGCCAAGAGCGACAGCATGGCAGATAGATTGCACATTTGAGGAGGTTGTTGCATGAGAGATATACCTCAAGAGATGCGTATAGATGTTGCAGATTTACAGCAAAATGCAATGTTAGATTTGTATGAGGTCGATTTGAGTCGTTTTGGTGGTGACGTTTACCGGTTTCATGACGGCATGAATGGATTATTAAAACCTATTATTTGGCAGGGCTTACGATATGAGCCTTATCCTGTTCAGGTCACAGGGTTTAGTGTAACAGCTCAGGGGGCATCAGACAGACCAAAAATGACGTTTGCTAACTTTGACGGAATGTTAACTGCGATTAACAACGACTATGATGATGCGCTAGGCGCTGTCGTTACTCGCAGGCAGGTTTTAGAGCAATATCTCGATGCTGTTAATTTTCCCAACGGAAACCCACAAGCAGATCCAACAAGAGAAGCCGTTCAAAAATATGTTATCGAACAGCGAGAAAGCTCAGACTCTGATTTTGTGACGTATATATTAGCACTTCCAACAGAAACAGATAACGCCCTGATACCTAGACGGGTTATTCAGGCTGATATCTGCTCGTGGCGATACAGAGGATTTGATTGTGGTTATGATGGCCCTCCTGTTGCAGATGAAAAAGACCAACCAACAACCGATCCCTTAAAAGACAAATGCTCTCATAAATACAGCGGGTGCAAATTAAGACACAAAGGGAATATGCCATTCGGCGGGTATTTAGGATCAAATAAATTAGGTTAATCCATGATTGAGAAAGACATTATCGCTCACGCGAAAGCGGAAGGAGTGAGGGAGTCTTGCGGCTTAATTTCGGGTGACAGGTATTTCCCTTGCAGAAACATACATCCCGATCCGCAAAACTATTTTGAAATTAACCCAGACGATTGGATGACGGCAGAGTGCTATTCAGAAATCAAAGCTATTGTTCATAGTCACCCTGACGGAAAGCCGTACCTGAGTTCTGGCGACAGAACAATACAAAGGAAAACAAATCTGCCTTGGTGGTTGGTATGTGATGGAGAGATCCATAAGTTCAGGCCAATAGCGCCACTGTTAGGTAGAGAGTTTAAGCATGGTGAGCAGGATTGTTATTCCATTATATGTGATGCCTATCATCTGTCAGGCATTCAGCTAGATGATTTTATTCGTCCCGATGAATGGTGGTACACAGAACAAAATCTCTATCTTGATAACACGGATAAGCAGGGATTTTATCAAGTAGAAGAGGCTCAAGAAGGCGACATGATATTGATTTGCCTAGGCACATCAAAACCTTGTCACGCTGCGTTGTACTTAGGTAATCAAGAGATATTGCATCACAGGCCAGACAGATTGAGTAAGCGAGATACTTACGGTGGTTACTGGTTTAAATACACTCACAGCATTTGGAGGCATAAACAATGGTCAAATTACAGTTTGCAGGCTATTTACGCAGATTTGGACGCAGGTTCGAGCTTGAGGTAAGTAATGCAGGTGAGGCCTTACGCTGTCTTTGCTATCAAATTGATGGGTTGAAAAAAGAGATTAACCAAGGTCAGTTTCGCGTTCGTATCGCAGGTAATGATATGACCGAGGATAGTATTTCTGCGGGACTAAATACGCCATTAAGTGAAGGCGATGTTATTACGATCGTCCCTATAGTTGGTGGCGCCAAATCCGGCGGGTGGCTAGGCATTATTGGTGGAGCTGCTTTAATTGGCGCATCGTTTTTAATACCGGGCGGATTTTTGGCAACGATGACATCGACTGCATTATTTGCCGCTGGTGTAGGTGTGGCAGCCGCTGGATTGGCAACCATGTTAACTAAAACACCGCCAGCGCCAAGCATAGAGGGGCGAAACTCAGAGAGTAACCAGTATTTCAGCTCGCTATCAAATAGAGTTGGGCAAGGCTATCCGGTTCCTATCTGTTATGGCGAGATGGTTGTGGGTTCAAATGTAATATCACAAGGTTTGGAGACTGTTTAATGGGTAAAGGTGGCGGTGGAGGAAGCACTCCGAGGTTGCTCGATGACAACTTAAAAAACAAACAATTTCTTAATGTCATCGATTTAGTTTCAGAAGGGCCAATAGAAGGCCCTGTAGGTGGTATGTCAGGTTTTCTATTGAATGGCACTCCTGTTGTAGATGCGGATGGTAATCCAAATATTCATGGTGTTGAGGTTCAGTGGCGAGCCGGAACGCAAACGCAAGAACCATTAGAGGATTTTCCTTTTGTAGAAAAAGAAATTCCTGTCAATGTAGAGGTAAAAAAAAGCACACCAATTTTACGCACTATTTCAGATCAGGAAACTGACCGCGTTAGATTCACTTTGGGTGTTTCTGCTCTTGTTAGTCAAGATGATAAAGGAAATCAGTACGATGCTACGGTGGAAATGCTTATTGAGGTTAATGATGGCTCAGGTTGGATGCATGCGGAAAAGGTAACAATAGGACCAGGTAAAATAAGCGGTCAATATCTTGAGTCTCATATCATCGATGCGCCGACAAAAAAGCCATTCCAAATTAGAGTTTCCCGTATCACTGACGATAGTAAAAGTGATCTACTGAAAAACGGAACGGTATGGGCAAGCTACACAGAAATAACTGACGCTAAATTCTCTTACCCTAATTCTGCTGTCGTAGGGATGAAAATCGATAAATCCCAATACGGTGATACACCCAATCGCACCTATCATATCAAAGGGATGATTATCCAAGTTCCAGATAACTATGATCCCGAGTCCCGTACTTATACTGGCATCTGGACTGGTCGCTTCAAGCCAGCATGGTCTAATAACCCTGCATGGGTTTTTTACGATTTAGTCACTAATGAGCGATACGGTATAGGAGAGATGATCGGCTCGTTTGGCGTTGATAAATTCGCGCTATATGCCATTGCTCGTTACTGTGATGAATTGGTTGATGATGGGTTTGGCAACAAAGAGCCTCGCTTTACTTTTAATGCCTACATTACCTCTCAACGAAAAGCCAAAGAAGTGATTGATGACTTAGCGTCTGTATTTCGCGGTATGCCTTTATGGGACGGACAGCAATTAACGTGCTTTCAAGATAGACCATCAGATCCAGTATGGACGTACACGAACTCAAATGTTATTGATGGCAAATTTAAATACACATCAACAGCGAAATCAGCCCGTCATAATGCTATCGAGGTATCATGGATAAACCCGAGCAATGGATGGAGTGAAGAAAGAGAATTTATCCAAGATGATGATCTCATTCAGCGATTCGGCGGTGTAAATGTTAAGAAAGTTACTGCTTTTGGTTGCACTAGTCGCGGACAGGCTCACAGAGTGGGTAAGTGGATATTACAGACAGAAAAGCTGGAGAAAGATAGCGTTACATTCTCAACAGGAAGAGAGGGGATTAACTGCATTTCTGGCGATATTATTGAAGTAGCAGACGATAGCTTTGCAGGAGTGAAGGTAGGAGGTCGGGTTTTATCAGTTAATGGTAGCACTATTACTATTGACTCGCCTATAGATTGGAAATATGACGATAAAGGTACTTTCTCATTTTTAGGGTCATCAGGCGGGTTCGAGAAAATAGACATTCAATCTATCGATGGTGATATTGTCACTTTGCGTGAGATTCCTCGTGGACTGAAACAATATGGTGTGTTTTCCATTACCAAAAGCACGCTAACAACAAGATTGTTTCGAGTCATTACCATTTCGGAAGACAAAGACGGGATTTATTTATATAACTGTATTCAACACGAACCGCAAAAAGAGCGTATTGTTGATAATGGTGTTGATTTTACTGGAATCCCTCCAACGCAAAACGTTATCCGGATCCCTAATATAGAGCGACTTTCCATTGCCTATGTCAATGACAGCTCACAAGTTCAGGCTAGGGCAATGTGGATGACAACAACCATCAACAGAAATATTTCATTTAATGTCACTCTTTATAAAGACAGTAAGGTTGTATCTACTGGTAATACCACAGATTTAGAGTACTACTTTAATGGGCTTGAAGCCGGTGACTATCTTGTCGGTGTAAGAGGAAGAGATACTAATGGAATGCTTGGTAATGAATCAAAAGTCCAGATGGTTATTGGTACGCCAAATGCACCTAGCTCAATAATTGTTGAGTCTGGTTTTTTTGAAATAAAACTAATCCCTCATATCGCCGCGCCACACACTCTAAATACCGAGTTTGAGTTCTGGTTTTCTGGTGAAAGAAGAATAGACAATGTTAATGAAATAGAGTCAAAGGCTGATTTCTTAGGTCGCGCTAAGTTTTGGACAAAAGGGCAATTAAAGGCGGGGCGCGATTACTGGTTTTATGTAAGAAGCGTAAATGAATATGGAAAGTCTCATTTTGTGGAAGCAAAGGGGCAAGCTGATGATAACACGGAGGCTATTCTCGATGAGTTAGACGGCCAATTCATGACAACAGAGGCAGGCAAACAACTTGACGAAAAACTGAATTGGAATACGGAGTCTATTGCTGAACTAACTAATGCCACCTATTCGCTATCTACGGATGTATTGCGATATTCCGCTAATGCTCAAGCCGGTATTACTCAACTACAACAACTCCGAGTTTCTGATAATGAAGCATGGGCGCAGGAAATCAAAGAAATTTATTCTGCTGTTGGTGAGAATAAATCGGCTATTGAAGAAACTCAAACCTCAATCACTAAACTCGATGAGGCATTCGGTCAGCGTTTTACCGCAATCCGAACTGACATGGATAATGCTCAAGCTGATATTATTTCAAACTCCCAAGCCATCTCCAACACAAATAAGGCTTTTGCTGAAAACAAAACTCAAGTTCAGGCTAAGTTTGATGAGCAAGAGGGCATGATACAGGAGAAAATGCAGGCTACGTTTGAGCAATCAGGCGACGGTGTAGTTACCCATTCCATCAACATTACGATTGTTCATAACAACGTGAAATACAATGCAGCAGGGCAAGTAATTAGTGCTCAGGTTAAGAATGGGAAACTGGAGTCATACATTGGCTATAACGCGAATAACTTTGCTTGGTATAACCCTGTAAATGGCAAAATGGAATTATTCATGTATGCCAAAAATGGGCAGTTGTTTATTCGAGACTTATTTATCGAAGATGGCTCTATTACAAATGCAAAAATAGGGAATGTGATTCAATCTAATAATTATGTAGCCGGAAAATCAGGCTGGATAATTAATAAAAATGGGTTTGCTGAACTCCAGAATATAAAAGCGAGAGGAGAAATAGAGGCAACTTCTGGACGTTTAAAAAATGTTGTTATTGAAGAAAGCTGTGACATTCTCGGTAAGCTAAAGGTTGAGAATTTAGAGGGGAATATAGTCACAGTTACTCAGGACGTTTATCACAACCTCTCATTCTCTCATAACAATATTGTTGAGCTATTTAAAGTTAAACGCAGAACTCAAAAGTGTTTTATATGGGTGCAAGGGGCATTAAATCCTTACGAAAGAATACCCAATAATGGCGTGAAACCAGAAAATCGTTCAGCATTTGCATATCGTGCACCGTTTTACAGAAATGGAGCAGGGGCGGCTGATATCTATATTGATGGAGTTATCCAGCCTAGGCCGAGCATCTACAACATGGAAGACACATCAACATCTGATTTTTATGCTGTAAATGAGTTTGTACTGGAATTAAGTCCGGGTGAAGGAGTTGCAAGTATTGGTATAAAAATCCCTCAAGGTGGCAGTGAAACGACGCGTTTTATTATGCGAGCCAGAATAATCGTATTCCCAGATAACCAAGATGTTATTTTTAATTAATTAGGAATTCATAATCATGATATACACAACAGGCACTGTTAGCACAGTGTCAGGGTCTGCTATTGTCTCTGGCACAGGTACTAAATGGACAGTTAATAATCCCGCTATTCGCTCAGGCACCATTATTTTAATTAAAAATGGTAATGCTAATTTTATTTACATGGTGGATAGAGTTAATAGCGATACAGAATTAGTCATTTCACAGCCGGCTACATTTACCGTAAAAAACACCAGTTACAGTATTAATCTCACTGAGCCGAACTCATACAGCGACGCTAATAATCGTATGACCGCTATTGCATCAGATACGACGTATTTTCTGCGAGCAATGGACCAATGGATGATGAATAACGGTGTGGTGACAGTAGAGCTATCTAACGGGCAAAAAGTAACGTTAGATAGTATTAAGAAAATGCAGGGGGATATTAGTAGTAAATTTGATTTAAAAAAGGGAGGAACACAAAAAGGGGTTGGCGAATTACAGTTAAATTCAGCGATTGGTGCATCCAGTGATGATATGAGGCAGCGGGTATGGCTTTCTTTATTTAGCGGGTTTCCTCAAATTAAATCAGTAATTGATGGAGCGGCTTATAATTATAATCTCCCCAAATCCAGTGGCACCATGATGTTAGTTGGAGATTATGGCTTCGGCTCTAGAGGCGATGATAGAATTCTGAGAGGTTATAATGAGTCACAAATTGCTGAACATATCAAGGGAGACAAGGCGCTAACAAATGTTTGGAGAGATAATGATAATGCTACAAAATACTCTCCTCGTTATTCGGCTAACCTATTAGTTAGGACTGGAGACACCTATTTTAATATCAATGCACACCACGCTAATAGCGAAATAACTGTCACGTCAGGATCGGGCAATAACGAAATAATTAGAAAAATATGGAGCTCGGGAAATACAACAGTAGACAGTAATGGTTTTATTAAACGAGCCTCTCCTGTAATTAACATCAATCCCGACGGCACATTCACCACTAACGACGAATCAGAGGGCGCTACGGTTACTCGAGTATCTCAGGGTGAATATCTTATTGAGGGAGTATTGGGCTTTAACTCAGATGCAGGTTGGGGCGGTGTCGATGGGGGTATTGAAATTCCACTCGATGTTAATAAACAGCCGTTGATATGGGTAGACTCTAAAGTTATGGAGGACGGTTCTATCCTCGTGAGAACGTATCATCGAACTCACCCTAACGCACCTAAATTCGCCCGTAATGATATTGATGGTTACAAAGACGGCGACCCAATTGATATCCCTGATGGTCGTTTCATTTCCGTTCGTGTACAGATGCCTGAACAATCAATCTATAACGTGAGAATGCGTGAGATGGAAGAGACACAGAAAGCGGAAGAGGAACGCAGACAAAAAGAAGAGGAGATGAAAGAGCAATACGGGCTGGGTGAAAATGATGCATTGCTATAATTAATTATTCTGTCTTCAAATACTCCACCGATTTTCCATCCGGTAACTTCTTACTTCTCTCACGATAAAACGCTAATCGTTCATTAAAATACTCGCGCAAATGTGCTGGTTGTTGTCGTTCAACTTCGGATGCAACAACTGGCATATTGAGGCGTTCTTTGTATGCGACACCACTTGCGGCCAAATCGACATTCACTTTGTCTTTTTCTTCTTGAGTTAGGTTTGCGAGATTCAT